TTATTGATTGGTTTCAAGTGGTTGCTCTGCCTCAGACTGTGCTTCTTTGCCTTGCTCCAGCAAAGCAGCAATGATTTTTTGATCGCGTAGCTTAACAGAATCATTGATAGTCTCTGCAGACCGTACAATAGCTGCTTCCAACTCCCGACGTTTCTGACGCCCTTCATCTATAGCTGCAATAATGCCATTATTTTGGGCAACCAAACTTTCTGCCAATTTGGTAACAGATGCTACTGAAAGGGTCGGATTCTGAGCTGTGCGTTCCATCATCGGGATGGCTTCTTTTGATGTATCCGCAAGCATTTGAAGGGCAGCATTATTAGCATTGACAATCGCATCTGCCGTCTGGCTAGACTTGATAGATTGTTGTAAGATGCCCAACTGTGCAATGGACAATTTCATTGTTGGAATAGTATTGCGACGTAACATCCCAAGGCGCTGTTTCATATCCGAAGAAACCTTGACCAGATTACGCATCTGCGGTGTTGTTGTCCACGCGACATACAAGCGACTCATATACTCAGAATGTTGTTGTTCGAGGATATTAGCAACCTCTGTTACACGTGCTAACTTCTCAGAAGCTACTTGATAATCGACTGTAGTCGGTACTAAAGTTGCGAGGTTTTCTTGTGCCAATTTTGCACGCTCTGCAGCTTCCTGACCAGTCGCTTCAATAAAGGCGATGACCCCCACCAAATTCTCGATAGACTTGGTATTATTTTCAATCAAAAGCTCTGCAGAAACAATATTGCGCGCCAACACCTCTTCCTGCTTGACCACACTGGCTGCCATGCTATCCATTTTCTTTTCAATGGTCTGCGAATCAAAATAAAATTCCTGCAAATCATTTTTGGTCTGCTTGAACAGGCGTTGGAAGAAACCTGGTTTCTTTTCTAATTCAGCAGTTGTGGAAATGTCCTTATACTTAGCCACAAAACCATTCAATTCACGGTTGGTATTGGCCAAAAGCTCATCCACCTGTGGAATTTCAATCTTCTTCTGTTCTGACAGGATGTGATTGACCGTGGCATTGACTTCTTCTACCGCTTCCTTACCAAAATCCAAGAGAGCATTTTGATTAGCTAAGAAATTATCCACCAATTGGGGAGCCTTGGCACGAATACCTGTTTGTTGTTCCGGTGTCAACTGTGCCAAAAAAGACACTTTTGAATTATCTCCAGTCGGAGTCGCTTGAATAAGCTCTGTTGTCTTATCTTTGGTTGATAAACTATTATTAGCAATCTGATCAATATCGAAATTAAATCCTGACATCTTCTCTATTCCTCTTCTCTTTTCATCATACGCAGACTGACTTCAAAATCTTTCATATCCGCTTCGTTAAATTGTTTGATGGTATCATCCAAATCCTTATCAAACATTTCCATGGCTGATTTTGCCTGCACCAATCGTTCTTCTGCGTTAAAATAATCTTTCGGTGATTTTTTGATTTTCAAATAACCTTGTAAAATATCGTTAAACCGATTCATATTGGCCTCATGGATAGCTGTCAATTCTTCCCTCTTATCTGTCGCCTTTTCCAGCTTTTCAAGAATAACAAGATTGTCTCTTTGAATATTACAATAGGTTTCTAGAATTTCAGGAGCTAAATCCGCTATCATGCCTTGCTCAGCCATCACAGCATTACCACCAGTAGAAACCTGTGTGTCAGTATTTTTTTCTGTTTTAGCTTCTGGCAGTTTTAAATGATATTTTAGTTGCAAGGTATCTACAACTTCTTTACTTTCATATCCATTCAGATATTTTCCAACTTTTTGATAGAGCTGATCTAATTCAAATAATTGTCCTAACAGTCTGTTTCTCAACTGTAACACAACCTTATCCTCACCCTTTTCCACCAAGAGCTCTTGATGCTTTTCATAGCCCGAACGAATAGATAGCGCTAATACCTGCAAGCGTTTTATAGAATCTCTATTCAAAAAACGCTGGATAGCCTCTCTCTTGTAAAAATAGCCAATTAAGAGCCCAATGGGCAATAAGATATACCAGAAACTCATGACAAAACCGATTGCCAATAAAACAAGGAGGGCCACAAGTCCTGAATTATTTTTACCATATTTCTTATACTTTTTATATTTGTACCCCATAGAGCCTCCTCATACGTGATATACTTTATTATATCACATTCCCCTAAAATACTAGAATGATAGCTAAAGAAAAAAACCGAGAAATCTCGGTTTTTAAATATTTTTAGCAACAGTCGGAACCAAGCTATCCACTTGGATACCTGCACCTTCGAAAAGAGTTCGAACTTCTTCAACATCAACTTTCCCATCAATTTGCACTTCGATGACAACTTTTCCAGACTTGGTAGCAAGTTGCACAGTAGATACAATATTATAATCCTTATCTGCCACCAATCGAATAATTTTTTCTAACTCCCCTGCCTTATTTTCAACAAGGAACCGAGCGCGTACTCCTTCTTCTCCATAACCTGAGACATGAAGAAAAGCTGCAAAAATATCACGATCAGTAATGACACCATATAGTTGACCGTTGTCAACAACTGGAAGAATCCCCACTTTGTTTTTATACATGAGATAAGTAGCATCTTCAAGACTAGCATAACCTGAGACTGTGATAACATTCTTAATCATCACATCCTTGACCTTAGTCTTATTCAAAAGGTAGTTCATCTCGTAAATAGATAGGCTAGTTGCCTTCGATGGACTAGCTTCTGCGATTGTTCCCTCAGTGACCAAACCAACCAACTTATCATTTTCAATAACAGGTAGACGGTGCAAATACTGTTCACGCATAATATCTGCAGCGTGTGCAATGGTTGTATCTGGTGAAATATAAACAACTTTACGGGTCATAAAATCTTTAACAGACATAGGACTTCCTCCTTTGGTAAATCATACTTTATTATACCATAAATTCGAAAACGATTTCAATATTTAATGAAAAGAAATGAAAATCAATTCTTAAATTCAAAATATAGACTATTTGAAATACAATGGAATGAGCAAGACTGCTGACTGAGATAGCCCAAATCTGCTACAATCACAGATTGTTAGCATCTTTCCAATAAGGCAGCAACCTCTTTGAAGTCGTTAACAGAAGCTGGCGTAGTAACATAGTGCAGAATATAGCCAGATAAGGTAGCGAGCACGTAAACTTTGAAACTACAGAACCATATCTATCATTTTACCTCCTCACCGTTTCAATCCTCCACTCCTTCCAACCTCGGAAGCGGATGGCTCCTTGCTGGTCTGTGCGATAGACTTGGATATCTCGACTATCAAAGCGGTCCAAGGTTTCTTGGTGTGGATGCTTGTAGCGGTTATTTTCTCCAGCAGATATCAAGGCAATCTTGGCTTCGATATGGTCCAAAAATTCAGGATAGGAAGAACCTTTGGAGCCGTGGTGACCGGCTTTGAGGACATCGACAGGCAGGTTGGGATAGGTTTCTATCAAGTCCAACTCCCCTTGCTCCAGGTCTCCTGTAAAGAGAAAGTTAGTTTCCAACAAGCGACCGTAAAGGACAATGGAGTCATTATTGCCACCGTCGCCTGTCCCGTCTGGATAGAGGACCTCCAGATAGGAGTCAAAAATTGGTAGGCGGTCGCCCACTTTTACCACATGGACAGGAACATTGATTTTTTTCAAGGTCGCTACAAAGTCAGGCACCGTCAGACTTCCCGGCGACACGACAATCCGACCAATTTGCACCTGCTTAGCCACTTCCAGCACATCACCCACATGGTCTGTGTCGGTATGCGTACTCAATTTGATACAATTACAAAAATATGGGAGTTGGAAAGAACTCGACAAGTCAAAAAAAGTTCGTCCCCCCCCCCCCGCACAGTTGATTAGGTCAGATTTGGAGGGTAAAACACGAACAAATCTGCCAATCAACCCCTGTGCTGAGATGTTGACACGAACTATGAAAAGTGAGCCTGGACTTTTTGCCCAGGCTCATATCTATGTATAACTCAGGACAAATTATTCTGTAGTTTCTTGATCACAGTTATTATTTTCTTGGTTGTGTATCGAATCGCTTATGTCTTTACTTTTTAAATGATCAACCAAATCTTTTGTATTACTTACTGCGTCAGTATTTTTAGTAATTATTTGCTGAGTTGTATCTTCAGAGATGAATTCAAAAAATTTTCCTAATCTCTGTCTATTTTGGGATTTACGCTTTCTAATTAAAGCCATGCAATTCTCCTTGCGAGTTTATCGTTTTATTATACCATACATTCGTTTATATTTTTCTTTCATACATGAAAGAATCGTGACATCATTTAAGCGGAATATTTTTAAACATTTACAATCGTCACTTTTAATGTTGCAACCGCTCCATTTTTGAAGAAGTATCGAAATTGTTTATCATTGGTGATGGTGACATTCTCAACAAAGGTATCCCACAAGAATTCATCAAAATATTTAACTAGACCATCTTGTTTTTCCAAGACACTGATGAAATCCTGCAGATCTTTGTTCCTCTTTGATATTGCTAGTTTCTTCACCTCCAGTAACTCAATATTTTTTACTGTGGTTTCATATTTCGAACTGAGTTTCTGATACTTAGATTGATATTCATCCTGGTCTTGGAGAACCCTAGTATTTTCCACAACCAAGGTTGAAATCATTTGACTTAGAATATCAGCTTCATTTTCAAGTTCCCTTATCTCATCATCAATGGAAACCAGACTATCTATTGAAAACAGGGCTTTGATGTTATCTATTACTTCAGCTTTATTATCAAGTACCTGATTGATTGCTAAAACAAATCCTTGTTTCAGTTCTTCCTCGGTTACATGCGGGGTTTCACACTTCTTTTCTCCCTCGTAAAATAAGTTTATGGGGATTTTTCAATCCCGAATTTTTAATAATTGTTATAACGTTAACTTGACTATTGCAAGGTTTTCCAGAACAATAGAGTCATGGAATGGACTCATGGTTGTTTCTTTTTCTCCTTGTTGCTTAGACTTCATTTTTAAGTCTGTTACCCAAGCGTTGTGCCTACTTCCAACACACTAGCTGTTTCCATTACGCTCACTTCTGTACGTAGTAGCGTACAGGCGGCAGGTGAGCTAGTGACTAGAATTCTCTTATGCGAGGCTGTTGGTTCAACGTGTTTCTGGGGAACCTTACAGTAGTCAAGAAACTTTCCAAATACAAATGAAAGGAGACCTTCCAAATGAAATGTTTTGTCGGTTTAGACGTTAGCTCTACCAAATTAGATGTCTGTATCATGCTTAGTGATACAACAACTCCCTTTACAGCTTCTCTTCCTAATGACCTAGTAGGGGCTCAAGAAATCAAGAAACAAATTCTTGAACTCAATGATTCCCAGTCATTTGAGCGCATCGTCATTGGTATGAAAGCTACCAGCCTTTAAAGCTTTCACCCTGCCATGTTCTTTCATGAAAATAGCGACTTGAAAGCTCTAATGGTTGAAGTCATGGTGGAACAACCCAATAAGATTAAGAAATATCGGGAAGCCTTTGAAGAAAGTAAAAATGATACTATTGATGCCTTCTACATCGCCGATTATTTTCGTGCTGAGCGATTTTCACCTGCTTTTCTCAAAGAAGAAAAGTATTTGGCTCTCCAACACCTAACCAGAACGAGACTACAACTCATTGAACAGTTGACAAGAACAAAACAACACTTTATTGAAAATATTTATTATAAGTGCAATACCTTATCTACTGAAATCAAGAATGAGAGCCTCACAACTTCTCTCTGGTCTAGCACCATTATTTCCTTAATGACTGAAGACTATACCCTCGACGAGTTAGCAACCGTTCCTCTCAACGACCTAGCGGACTTTATCCAAAAATTGGGGAGAGGACGATTCAAAGCGCCTGAAAAATTAGCTAAAGCTATTCAATCAGCTGTCAGGGGATCTTATCGTCTACCCAAGCTACAACAAGATTCTGTCAATGTTATTCTCGGTCTATTAGCTCGAGAAATCAGAAACCTTGAGAAATTAATCAAGGATATTGATAAAGCTATTGAAGAGATGGTAGAAGTCATCCCTGAATACCAGTGCTTAACTTCTGTTCCTGGTGTGGGGAAAGTGTACGCTGCAGGCATTATCGCTGAAATTGGACAGATTGATCGCTTTAAAGACCACCCTCAAGTCGCTAAATATGCAGGCTTGAATTGGAAACAGAATCAATCCGGGAACACTAACTCTCAAAATACTGAACTTGTCAAACGAGGCAACCGCTATCTCCGTTATTACTTAGTTGAAGCCGCCAACTCGGTCAGACGACACGATAGTGAGTATCAAACCTTTTACAAGAAGAAGTATCATGAAGTTCCTAAACATCAACACAAACGAGCCATCGTCTTAACCGCTAGAAAATTTGTGCGTCTGGTGGATGCGCTACTACGCAATCGCCAACTCTATGCGCCACCAAGGAGGCTTATGGAAGATAGATAATGATCTGCACAAGTCCTTGGATAAACTGGTGAAAAAAAGCGATTTTCACTAGGTGTTTTTAGTGCACCCTGTTTTCTAAAAAACAACTAGAATTTTCTCAACTTTCTATTGACTTTTTACCACTAGACTTGTATTTATCATTGCATTGGTAGATTACCCTTCTGTATTTGGAGGTTGAATGCCATACCTTGCTACCAAAGAAATGACCACAATCTCCACATACTAGTTTTGAACTGAAGATTGTTGTACTCGACTTTCTGCCTTTATTATCGAGCACTTGTTGAACTGCATCAAAGGTCTCTCTATCTACTATTGCTTCATGGTTATTCTCCACATAATACTGAGGCAATTCACCTCTGTTGATGTTCTTCTTTTTGGTTAGAAAATCAATTGTATATGTTTTTTGTAGTAAAGCATCCCCCTTATACTTCTCATTTCGAAGCATTCGCTTGATTGTGGTTGCATTCCAATGAGATTTGCCACTAGGAGAAAGTATACCTTGTTCAGTCAAATCCTTTGCGATATGATAAGGTGATTTTCCAATAAGTGCTTGCTGAAAGATGTATCTAACAGTTTTGGCTTCATCCTGATCAACTACAATTGCCCCATCTTCACCTGCCTTAAAGCCTAAGACATTTGTATAAGGAAAATGAACTTTCCCTTCTGCGAATTGTTTCCTTAAGCCCCAAGTTACGTTTTCGGATATGCTCCTACTTTCTTCTTGTGCCAAACTAGACATGATGGTTATGAGTAGCTCACCTTTTGAATCTAGTGTCCAAATGTTTTCTTTCTCAAAGTAGATTTCTACACCTACCTCTTTCAACTGCCTAACTGTAGTCAGTGAGTCTACGGTATTCCTCGCAAATCGACTAACAGATTTTGTAATAATCAAATCGATTTTACCATTAAGTGCATCTTCCACCATAGCTTTGAAACCAGTTCTTAATTTTGTGTTTGTTCCACTGATACCTTCATCAGAGTACATTTTAACAAATTCCCAATCATCCCTCCCATTAATGTATTCAGAGTAGTACCGCATCTGCGACTCATAGCTTGTTGCTTGATCCTCATGGTCAGTTGATACCCTGGCATAGCCTGCAACCCTACGCTTCTTCAAAGAGAAATCATCTGAACTTGACCTAATAATACTTGGTGTAGCCTGAATAGTAATTACTTTCTTCACTAATATCGACCCTCTCTAATTTCTATAAGATATTTCCTTCCTTTTACTGGAGTTACCCTGAGGATACGGTAACCAAAGTCATACTCGATGTGTTTAATATTATTTTCAACCCACTCTTTATCTGGGACAATGCCTAACTTGCTTTTAAACGATGCCAAAAGTCGCTTTTCCCCTAACGTCCTACATGAACATGATGATGCTCCGAATCGATTTCGTGTTCGACAATAATATCGTACGGTTTTATTAACTTGTTTTGAATCCACTTTAACAATCATCAAACATCCGCATTCTGAACATGAAATTTTGTCACGAAAGATACCTTTATTTAAGTGGCTTTCTTGATGCATTAACTGATTTCTTCGCTCCTTCTCATGAAGTACTAAATCAAAATATTCTTTTGTAACAATTGGCTCGTGTGCATTTTCAATGATGTACTTATTGCGTTGCCCTTTATTCCTTTTCGGATTCCTTGAGAATGCCTCACGATAGGTCTTCTGTAAGACAAGCCGACCAAAGTATGCTTCCTGCTTGAAGAATTCTCTGATGCTTGCTACGGTAAATGGATTACCAAGCCTTGTTAAGACTTGTTCCTGATTGAGTTTATCAACTATCTGCTGTACCGAATCTCCATCCAGATACCATTTAAAGACTTTTCGAATAACCTTTGCCTCATTAGGTTCAATCTGATATTGTTCTCCATCCCAACGGTATCCATACATATCCTGTGGAGTGTGCGGAATCCCTTTTTCAAACTTCTTTTGGATTCGCCATCTAATATTTTCACTCAGGTTTTGAGACTCCTCTTGAGCTACTGAGGCAAGGAGGGTTAACATCAATTCACCTTCTGAGCTAAGACTATCAATATTTTCTTTCTCAAAAGTTACACCAATATTTTTCAAACGTAATTGTCGAACAGTGGTTAGTAATTCAACTGTATTTCGACCAAAACGAGCGATTGACTTAGTGATTATCCTATCAATCTTTCCATCTTCACAATCCTTTATAAGATTTAGAAAGCCTTGTCGATTACTTTGTTCTTTACCGCTTATGCCTTCATCATAATAAATCCCTACCAATTCCCAATCAGGATGCGCTTGTATCAAACGGTTATAGTAGCTAATCTGTGTTGACAGTGAATGATGAAGACGACTATCAGAAACCCTTGCATAGGCCGCAACCTTAAATCTTGGCTTGCAGGGCGATTTTATGGGTTGTATTCTTCTAACTGTTCTCAAATTAATACACTCCTTTCGCTACTATATATCACTCTAAAAGAAAAAATTATCCAGTTATTAGGTCGATAATTGACTTATAAACGGTTGATATTTTTCAAGCATCAATTGTCTAAAAAGTTCAAATTCCTCAATTGTGATTGATCCTTTCTTTAAAAGTATCTTTGCTTGTATCATTGTTAGTTGGTAGGTCATCTCATTATTAAATTTTTGAACGTCCATATAATCCTCCTACCTTACTAGGTAGGTTTGGGAGTAATTTTTCCGCACTTATTGAAAAAAAGGCAAAAAAATAAAGCCTGATGTTTCCACCAGGCTTATAACTAAATTATGAAATTCTAAACCAACCAACAACTTTTCCAAGTTTAACTGTTCCAGTAGAATCATAGAGTGAGCCATTCGCCATCCATTGCCGTTTCACACGACGAGTAATTCCACCGCCACCAATTTCTAATTGGTCATTGATACCGTTATTATTATGGTCAGAATATCCATCAATATTCTGTTCCACACCATCAATACTTTTTCCATCAGAATCCGTCACACAGACACCAATATGCCCGTAAACCATACCATCTGTTTGAATGACATAAAAATCACCTGCTTTAGGATTTACACCCCAAGCATCGTAGATTACTTGGAAACCATTTGATTTTGCTTTCTTCAAACAATCAATGGCATTAGTATAGGACATATTCTTGTCCGTAAGTTCTTGAACAATCTTATCCACCAAGGCAACACACTGCCCACCATAAGGATTAGATGGAACGGTCACCTTTTGACCGACCTTAGATAAAGCTGACGCAACCACACGGCTTGCAACGCTAGTTGGAATAGCAGTTGTTGTCCTTGAAGCAGCGTTAACCTTGAGTGTTTGTCCAACTTTCAGTATATCCGACTTCTTCAAACCATTCACTACAAGAAGGGTATCTACTGATAGACCAAACTTCCGAGCGATTCCATAATACGTATCGCCTTTCTGTGCTTGATAGGTCTGCTCACTATGGCCTTTGGTTGTTCCTTCTACATCCTGCTCTAGCACCCATGACTTGATTCCATCAAGTAGATAAGCTCTCTTACTGTTGGACTGGTGAACATTCTTCACTTGGAGGATTTTGTAGGTGCGCCCTTTGACCCAGTTGGCAATTTTCTGACCAGTCTGATAATGAGTCGCATGAGGCAACACCCTAAGACTATCACCAACAAGATAGATTGATTTTGAAGGAGTACCTGAACTCCCAACAGTTGAACTGGGGGGCGAGGGAACTATTGTCTTGACTTCAACTCCTGTTATTGCTGACACAAGACCTTTCGCAATGTCCTCTTTCTTGTTTTCAAAAATCGCCATATCTTGTTCATTATCGATAAAGGCAATCTCCACCAAACGATAGGTATATCCACGACTCGCTGCTTGGTTGGCATTATAGAGCCAATCTACCTTCTTTATGCCACGATTTTGAAAGTATCGTGAAAGGAGAGATAGGATAGCCATATCCTCCTTGTCTGCTTCTAAAGAAGATTGAATCAAGACTTCTGTACCTTTGGCACTACCATTAAAGGCATTGAAGTGCAATTCAGTAATTGAGTCGTATCCCTTACCAATACTAGTAATACTCCGATAATCATAAACATTTTGTTCGGTAATAAAATCAATCTGTTGTCCACTGTACTTGGACATTAACTTGGATAATTCTCGAACCTTTCCAGCTTCTGTGATGCCTAGTTTGGCATTCACTGCTCCAGGATCATAGCCTGTTCGCCCTTGCCCATGACCACAAATGACTAGATGTTTTCCCATAACTTCTCACCTCTCGTTGATTTGTTTTAAAATTGCTTGTAGTTTCTCAGGTATTGGTAGACCAATTCGAACAGTATTTTCTAAGATACTTAACCCCTCATTACTGAGATAAAAGAATATAACCATGGTTCGAATTGTTCCACCCTGCTTGATAATAGCTGTATCAATCAGATGACCAATTGAAACTAAAAATAAAATGGCTATCTTTTTAAAGATGCCACGAAAACCGATACTACTAGACAATTGTTTCTCTACAATTGCCGCAAAAATTCCTGTTAGATAGTCAATAATAATGAAGACAAGTAGGGCATACAGGATACCATCCAACTCTCCAAATAGACTACCAATCAAGCCTCCAATCATAGAGAATAAAATCTTATTAAGTGTTAACAATTCCTTCATCGGTCACCTCACTTTCTACTGAACCTTCCTGCACATTGGAAGGGTCTGACCAATCTGGTTGACCGTTCTCATCAAACCGCATCAGATAGAAACAATCATGGAACAGATCAGAAAGGTTCAGTGTTAATGTGGTACTGCCCCACTGATTAAATGCCCAAACTGTTTCAGTTGTAATCAACTGCCGCTTTCCATTCTTAATGGCAGGGCGCCTTACTTCTTCAAGATACATGTAAAAATCCTGCTCTGCGGTCTTACAACGTATGAACTCTCCATTCTTACGCATGTAAGCGAGAGCTGTTGCCAAATCAAATGGTTCTGTTACTTTGTCAATATTGAGAAGTGCCATGATAACTATTCTCCTTTCCCTTCTTCAGGTTTTGTCTGAACTTCTAACAACTCAGTCAATTCCTGTTTTTCTTTACGCAATTGACTAAGCTCCTCATCCCTTTCCACCAATTGGATGGCAATGAGGTTCTTAGCGGTGATTTCATCAGATAGCTTTGTGACAAGCTCCTGAATAGTTAGTTTTAGTGATTGGTTGATTTGTTCTAGATTCATCTGTGAACTCCTTTATTTAATCGTATCCCATGTCAAGATGACATCACCTCGACCTGTGATGTTTACTAAGTGTTTAAAATTGTGGTTGAATTGATGAAGAACATCTTTCAAACTGACGTATGTTGTACCGTTTCGATAGATGCGGATATCTCCGATATTCAAAATTGAACTTGGTCGGTCAGAAGCTTTATAGGCATCAATACTCAGTCGGTTAGGCAACGTTACTATTTCCCAGCCATCTGGATTGGTATATGGGGCACTAGCTAAACGTACCTTATCGCCTACAACATCAATTTGGTCGGTATCTGTACCGTTCCATGCTCGGATTCCTACAAAGCCACCGTCATTGGCATTCCAGTTGTTCCATCGATTGGAACCGATAATGGTTACACCACATGGCTTACCGTTTGACGTACCTGTTTCAAATGAAACCCACTGGTGAGGATAACCACTAACCTCACGAGAAATGGATGGAGAGTTGGTAAAGAACTTGATGTTCCCAAGTGAAAGATTGATTTTCATAGCTCCGTTGATGGCTGACAAAATACCGCCTGAAATTTTGTTGGCAGATAGGGTTACTGACTGCACTTGTGTTATAAAGGCCGATTTGGCAAACAACTGCTTGAGGTAGGCTTCTGTTGCCATAAACTTGGTAAAGAAAGCCTGGTCAACCTTTAACTTATCCGCAGTGATTGCTTCTGCTCCAATACGAGCTGCCGAGATGATGCCTGACGTAATCTTACCTGCATCAAGACTTGCAATCTTTCCGCTCGCAATGACACCATCTTGGATGTAGGTAGTACCTGTAATTTGGACGAGTTTACCATCAATCTTGACTGTGCCATCCTTATTGAGATTAAGTTGACTTAATACTGTTCCTGCACTGGTCAGATTTCTAACCGACCACGACCCAGCAAGTGTTGAAACCTGAGTTTGAATGGCATTCACTGCCGCCATTGTCGCTCGACTTGTTTCTAGATTGCCAACTCGTGTCACAATCCCAGTAGCCGTTTGAACAACCTGACTGATTTGATTGGTGTGATCTCCAATTGTTCGAGTGTGACTGCTGACAGTATCCCGCACTTCATGAAAGGCGGTTACTGTCGTAAAGTCGTCTAATGACGGTGTCCAATAGTCTGGAAAGATATCACCAGTTGAAACCATTAAGGCTCTCACATGGAACTTACCAGTTTTAACTCCATCGATTCTGACTTGAAGTTCAAAACCTTTAGAGTGTTGGTACATCTCTTGAGTGACGGTGGCAGTCAGTTTTATCAAGCGATAGTTGTTACCTGTTGTCAGATTGCTGCTCCATTTATTGTAGAAAGGGTGATACAAATTCCAGTTGGTCCATGTCCGAACATTTTGACTATCCAAGATTGGACCTTGAAGTTTCATAGTACGAGTCGTTACAGCAGGGTCAAAGGTAATCTCATCCGCTGAGATATGAACATATAAATGCACTTTTGACCCAACATAGATACCACTTCCATCTCCAAACTGAACTCTTCCTAAAGAGGCTATCCAGTTACTACTGGCATTTATCGTCTGATAAGCACCCCATCTATCCGAAGTACCAGCTATCAAGTTGCGATGCGAAACTGAGGTAGGGATTCTGCTTTCCGTTTGACTGATTCGCTGGGTAAAACTATCAGAGGTGGTTCTAACCAAATTCTGTACACTAGTTGTTGTCGCATAGGGTTGTAGTGAACTGCTCGTAAGATAGCCACGACCCGTAATATTGGAATCTACCTGAGACTTGGTTTGGTAGCCTTTTGAGTTAATGGCAGATTCAACTTGCGTACTTGTTAGTCGTTGTTCAATTTGCCCAGCCTGTGTTCGGATAGTGGTTTCTGCACTTGCTACTCGACCGCTCAAGTTATTAAAATCAGTCTTTGCGACTTTCTGTGAAATGGAGTCATTGGCAATCCTTAAATCTGCCTTTGTTTGAGTAATCTGACTTGCGTTTGTATTGGCCTTAGCCAAGGCATTGTCAGCGGTTGTTTTGACCCCCTCAAGAACTGTCTTATCAGCCTTAAGCAAAATAGATTGTTGCGTCTGTTGGATGGATGTAGTATGTCCCTCAACAGTTCGTTTCAAGTTATTGAAATCCGTCTGACTGACCTTTGAGGATACATCCGAAACTAATTGTCGAATCTGTGTTTCACTACTAGAAATCTTTCCACTCGCCTCGGTTAATCTTGTAGAAACCTGCTCTACACCAGAAGCCGTTTGAGTGATGAGTGTCCGTTGGGTGGTCAATTCACCAGCTATATCTGCTGGATTTTCTGAATAACCTGTGTCTAGTGAGGTCTTTGCGACTTTCAATCCTGCAACATAGAATTTATTCCCATTTGGGATTGTGCTTGCATTGTACTCCGTTCGAAATTGGAGTGAGCCATCAGATAAGACATGAACTGTTTTCCAGTAGCGTTTCCAGTCACTGGTGACAGATATAATATCGTCCGATTCCCTCACTCTTGCGACTGGAGCACGATAGACACTCGAACCAGTCCAAATCGCTGAAACTTTGATGGAAGAAAGTGGCTGATTCGCTTTGGCATAAAAGCTAAAAGTAATGACATCTCCAGCTTTCACAACAATATTTTGATGACTTCCGTTGAACCCTGCTTGGGTTGAACGAACAACCAGTCCTCTGAAATTCTCTGTTTCGGTAGACCAGTTGTTTCCTAAATGCCAGGCATTTCCTTTATTCGACCAATCACGAGTACCAGTCATCAAATTTAAGCCATCTAGGCTAGTTGGAATTTTCGAATCCACTTGACTGATTTCAGTTGTTATGCGATTCCCCAATTGCGTAATCGTTGACTCTGCAGTTTCGATTCTCTGTTTTGCTTGGTTAAAATCGCTGGTTTTTACACGCTGGGAAATTTGGTCTGCTTGCACTTGAATCATGGATTCTGCACCCGTTACTCGACCAGTCAGACTATCCACCAGTTGCTTACTCGCAAGAAGTTTTATATCCTCCTTGGTTTGTGAGAGATTGGTACTTACAGTTGCCAACTGCCCACCTAATAGAGCTTTTGCTACATCAACCAATCGACTGGCTTCAGAGATAGCTTGTGATTTTGCTGTCGCAATCTTTAACTCTGTTTGGCTACGCTCCGTTGAAGTCAATCGGTTAGCTTCTTGAATGGCATCAAGTTTGGCTTGTTCTGCCCTTCTGAGAGCTTCAGTTGCCCCAGTTTGAGCCTGTTCCGCCTTTTGTTTGGCTTCTGTTGCTAGGTTGGTATTTACCCCAGCCTTTGCCATTAAATCACGAGTTGTACGTTGCTGCTCCTCTTCATGTTGCCGCATCTGTTGGTGAATAGAACTAAGTTCATTATCAATGCTGGCCTTTAATCGATCCGCATAAACCTCCCCATGACTTTGAGCCTGTTCAATAGCGTTATCAATGGCTACTTGACGTTTCTCAAATTCTGCATCAAAGGCTTTATTGGCATTCTCAAGAGCAATTTCAACGGCAACATCCTCACTCCGCTTATTCCCATCAATGAGATTATTTGCTAGTGTAGTTATGCTCCCACCAGTTTTACCTGTGCCAATACTTGCCTTATCATCAAAAGTGATAGAGCGGTAATTCTTAGCTAAAGGATCATAATCATAAGCGATGGCTTTCTTCCTCACATCAATGCCGTGTAGCTTGCTTTTTAAAGTCACTGTATCGCCTAGATGAACAGTTTGACCATCTAACTCAAATGCCTCAATGATGATGGCGTCTTTTGGCTTATCAATTCCCTCTAAGCGAAACTTGCTACTAGCCCACTCTATTAACTCCTGTCGAGTTTTGAGATTATTATTGGTATAGGTTACTTCATTGATGAAAGGATAGGAGTTTATCAACGGACTGTCTACTGTGACTTGAAGTACAGTTTCCCTATCCTGCCCCTCTTGTTTAAAGCTTGAAGTGGCATGGATACGAGTGATAATCTGTGTACTTTCTTTGGTTCGTTGATACTTCTTCAAATTGTAGTGAGTAGAGATGACTACCCCACGGTCTTGTCCCCGCTCACCCTTTATAGTTAGGGCAAGGTTATCACGAACCAGTTCACCCTCCCAAGTTCCAAGAATAGAATGTTTACCATCCATCAGGCTGGAGTACAGCGTCTGTTCCTTGTCCGTTGTATAGGTTCTGTTCTTGACAATGTCACTGGTAAATGAAAAATCTCCCAGTGGAGACTTGCTTGCCATGACCATGCTTGATAGAGCTGTTGCACAGGGAACCTGTTCACACCTAAATTGAGATACCAACCTAGTCATGATGTCATCTGATATGTGATAGGCCACAACTTCAAGACTGGTGTCTCCTTCGATTACTTTCTTTATCCGAAACAACTGGTGTCCCAATACTGGAACTGGACTACGAACAAGGTAGTCCTCTTTTAGCTCTCGAAATAGACCGCTGTCTGTGATTGGATAGGTAAAATTCAGGACAAAATCCCCATTCAAGGTTTCTTTAACGCTTGCTTTTATAGTCTCTGGGAGTGGTTTCCCATGCCATTTTGCCGTTCGAACCGTTTTGTCTAATAATGATAGCACTCTATGCCCACCCCCAATTCATTTCTATTGTTAATGATGTGATGCCCGCACCTAAGACAACTCCAACTGAGTCATTCCTACCTGCATCTATAGAAAGAAAATCACCAGACCATTTTACAGGCTGACCTCTTTGTGTCTTAAAACTTGGCTGACTAGGATTATTATCCATAATGAGTGTTTCTTGTAATCGCTCCAAGCGGATGACATCTTCCCCAATTGTAAAGCTAGTTTCACTAGTCGAGTTGCCACTTATGGTAATCTTTGGAAAAGCGATGGCTGAACCTTGACATCGCATAACACCACTGGTTCTAAACACCTGCGAAGTCGTCGTTTTGAACCACTTGGTTGGGTGACAAGAAAAGGTAACCTTAAGCTCATACACCCCCAGCTTATCCTTTTGAACTGGAGTATGGTGAACCTTGTAACACCAAAAGCGTATGGTCTTGAAACTAGCGTTCTCAAGCCAAAATTCTTCTTTCAAAAATAGCTTCAAAAAGGAAAATAACTGTTCTTCACTAGGTTTAACAAGATAGAGTGTATAGCTCAGTTCCATGACACTTCTGCGAGGATTGGTTTGAATAACCGCTCCTGACAGACCTTGGTGTTCGATCAATTGCGTCTTACTTTCACTTACTGTGATAGAAGGGCTATCTTCCACGATTACCTTAAAAGGAAAACTAGCCGTGGACACTCCACCAATGGTTAATGCATTATGTCTAATCATGGTTTCACTCCTCTCAATCCTTGCTGACGTTGTAATTCATAAACGAGTTTCTCTCCAACCATCTCCGCAAGTCGGTGAAGGTCAGTCTCTTCTCTTACTGTATTTCCAGTAATGGTAATATGAATGGTTGGTAGATTGCTTGTCATGGTCTTTGCGATTCCTCGACCAATTGCGCCTAACGTTTGTTCATTCAAAGGCAAGACTGCTTCTTTTCCAGCCTCACCACCTACCATTAGGCTATTACCGTTTACACCAAATGCGGTTGGTTTGGTTAAAATTCCTCCTTTGGCATACCAATCAATGGAGATTCTTGGGATTCCACCCTTCAACCAATCGAGTGGATTGGCTGAACCTGACACTCGAAAATGAGGAAGAGGAATATGTGGCCATCTGATTTGGAAGTTAAAGAGATTTTTAATGGCATTGATGGCATTACTCACGGCATCTTTTGCCCCATTGATGGCATTGGAAATGGTATTCTTGACACCATTCCAAACGGATGACACCGTGCTTGAAATGCCATTCAAGACACTAGAGACCGTGTTTCGGATACTGTTCCAAATATTGGAGACTGTTGAGCCGATGTTAGATAAAATACTGGATATGGTCGATTGGATTGCTGTCCAGACGGAAAAAACAACTGAACTAATGGCGGACAGTAAGTTTGCAATGGTATTTTTGATACCTGTCCAAGCAGTTGTGATGTACTGGGCGATGAAGTTTAAAGCTAATGAAATCAGGGACTTTATTCCCTCCCAAGCCGTAGCTAGGACTTGTTTAATGGTTTCCCACGCTCCAGTCCAATCACCAGTGATAACCTGCATGACTGCCTTAATGATACCAAGCACCACATTGATGGCAGTCTCAACCACAATCTTTATCATCTCCCAAGCAGTTGTGATGATAAGTTTGATATTTTCCCAGCTTGCTTGGATGAGCGGCCCAAGAATAGTCATCACAGTTTGAATAACCGTAGTGATAGCATTCCATACCGTGGTTGCAGCATTTAGAATCAATTGCTGGTTTTCAGTCCACCATGTGGTTAGCGTTCCCCAGATGGACATAACAAAACTAGAAATCTGCTGGATGATCATGGTCAGAAAGGCATGGATACTATTCCAGATTTCCATCACAGTCGTTCGAAAGCCTTCGTGATTCGTCCAGAGTTCTTTTAACCCAACAATCAGTAAGGTAATGGCAGCTACAATACCAAAAATAATCCCCACAATCGGCAAAAATGCCGTTATCATTCCAACAACGGTTGTCCCCATAGCGGCTGCCGCAACCTGTAAGCCCAAGAAAACTGGAAGTAACATCCCTACCACGGCTAAAATACCTGTGAAGATAATGACGACTTCCTTGATGGGACTGGATAAGTTGGTAAACCAAGTCGCTAGTTGACTAACAATGTCTGCCAAACTTTGGAAGACTGGAATAAGCATCTCCAGAATCGGTTGACCGATTGCTGCTAGAGCATTAGTTCCAGACTGTCTTAAGTTACCCAGAACGTTTTCCAGTCCGTCTGATTCCCTTGCAGCTTGTCCCAAGGCTCCAGAGAGTTCATTGCCGTCCTCTACCATTTGAAGGAGGGTTAACTGCTTCTGAGCTTCTGATAGTTCATTGAAGGACTTTCCATAGAGCTTGTTCGCCGCTGCATTACGAGTGGTTTCTGTCGCAGAAATACCTAGAGCTGCGTCATTTTCATAGTTTCCTTTGAGGAAGGATTGCAGGTTTTCGGTGACTTCTTCGATGGATTTGTCGTAAAATGCTGCCCCATCAGCCGCTGCTCTGGTGGCACGAGTGGTCAGATCCAAAGCCTGAGCCGTATCCATCCCAGAGGTTTTGGCAAAGGAAGCCATCTGAGTGAAGGAACCTTGAAGCCGCTCTGGAACAATGTCCATCTCTTCCCCAATCTTATTGAGGGCATCCTTAGCAGCATTCTCCATATCCCCAAATACGGTAGAGAATTGGGCATTGCTGGCTTGAAGTTGAGCTGCCGCAGACATGGACTCTGTTCCGACTTCGAAGATTTTCTGAGAGATGTTTGCTAGCTTCTCACTGGTCGCTTGAAGTGCCTCAGCCCGAATGGTGTCAGACATGGCTTTCATGCCATCTTGAGCACCATCGGCAGAGGATTTGGTCTCATCCATCTCGTTGTTCAGGTTATTGAGAGCGGTCTTTGCTTGGTTCAACTCAGCTTCCATCTTATTGGCTTCAATGGAATTCTCACCATATTCACTCTTTGTCAGGGCTAGTTGCTTTTCGAGATTGGAAATTTGTTTAGAAACAATTTCTGACTGTGCTCCAATCTTTTGTTGGGCTATGGCATTGCGTTCTGCTTCGGAACTATTGGATGACAAAGCACTTTCTTGTAACTCAAATTGAGACGTGACCTTGTTCATCTCACTTGCTAACTGCCCCTGCTCCACTTGGAGTTTATCTAATTGTTGAGCCACTGAGCTACTGGCTCGACCGTGATTCTCAAGTGTTGATGACACATCAGCTAACTTAGTTTCATAGGACGTTAGCAGTCTTTGAGTAGTTTCCACCTCACGTTGAAAGGCACGGTACTGGTCTGCCCCAATATCCCCAGCCTTAAACTGAGCCTCAACCTGAGCCTGTGCTTGCCTTAATGTTGCTAGCTTTTCTCGAGTTGTTTCAACTTGTTTAGCTAATACTTCCTGCTTTTGAGTAAGGAGGGTGACATTGCCTGTATCAAACTTGAGAGCCTTATCAATCTGTCTTAATTCTTTGGTAGCTTCAGATGCTTGCTTATTTACACCCTTTAGGGCATCTTGTAAGGGTTGGGTATCTCCACCAATTTCAATCGTAATTCCCTTTATGTTTCCAGCCATAGTCCCTCCTTTCTACCATCAGAAATTATCAAAATCAGCTTGAGTTGCTGGGCGTGTTTGAGAAGTTTCCCGAGTACGCATCTCGACATAATCCGTTTGGTAGTCTAGCGCCATCCCAATAGAGATATGTTTTAAATCATCAATGGTCAAACCAGTCTCCTTACAACAGGAGAAATAGCTCTCTACTGTGAAGATTTCCTCACTCGCTGTTTCTGTTTCATCTGCTTTTTTCTAGTTGACATCCCTTGGTTCAACATATTCATCAAGACAGGGGCAATATCCTGCACAGGAAATTCTTCCATCTCCATATAAAAATCTACGAATGGTTTCACTCGTGGATTGGCTGACTTTGCAAAGACCCAAAAAATCCGATGGAAAAATGTCATATCGAAATCAGACAAAATAGAAACATCAATATGATGTGCCTGTAAATCTTCTCCTTCTTCCAACTGGTCAAGTTTTGCGAGGATTGCTTGACTATTGACCATAGAGAATAAATCTTGGAAATAGTCCTTGCCAAACTGCTCTTTATAAGCAATTGGTGTGTAGGCATTGGTTGCTAACTCGTAGGTTGTTCCTGCTATGGTAATACTTTCTCTCATGGCCTTCTCCCTTACTTACGAGGTTCAAAAACTGCCTTGAACCAGTTTTGACGAATCTCATCACTCGTTTCCTCCGTTGTTCGTCTACGTACAACCTTATCAAGAGGGCGAGGACTGGCAGTAAAGGTCAACTCTACCTCATTGATATCAGAACCTGACTTGGTTTTTGAACCAACAGTCGGACGAGATGCGTAACAATAATACAAAACGTGTAATGTTTCTTTTTTATCCCCTTCAAATCGGAACATCAACGCAAAATTTTTCTTTTCGCTATTTGCAATTTCTGAAATGGTATTTGTCGTCGCATCCAACTGTTCTCCGAGGACTCGAGTCAAAAATTCCTGCGTTAGAAGAGCAACTTTTAGCGTTCCTTCATAACCATCGTTTGACTCCGTTGTATAAAAATTGATATTGTCTGCCTTATAAGAACCCTTGTCTCCTGTTGGTTCTAGGGTTAATTCTGCAGCACCACGAAGGCGTTCCACATTGCCGTATGTCAACGTACCATCAGAACCTTCGCTTGTAACTTCTGCCCAATGGACATCTTGTAGTCCAAAGGTGACCTTATTCTTTTCAGCCATACTATCCTCCATGTAATGTGATGTAATAGGTTATTTGGTAGAGTTTCTCTGATGAGATATAGGTCTCTACTTTTTCAAAATAAATAAGGTGGCTGTCAAATAATGACTCCACCTTTTGTTCAGTTGCTAAATCTTTCTTAGTGGTATAGAGTTCCACTTGCAAATTATTTTGCTTATGATAGGTCCAATTGTCTGCACCACGATTATCTGAATCAGTTACCAAATATACTAGATACGGTGGTCTTGGATGACTCCCTTCTTCAAAATGATGGTAGGCGACTGGGAGCTGTAATTCTTTGAGAATGGAGTACATTTCACTTAGGAACATGTCTTATCACACTCGCTTTCTCAGCTTTTCTTCCAAGGATTGTATCGCTTGTTTCTCAACGGGAGCGATATGCTTTATCCCCTCAACTCGCCCACCAGAGCTTTTGGCATGACCATTTTCTAATAGATGCGTCAGGCCTGGCGTTCGATTATGAATGGTTTTGGTTAGACCTGTACTGGTATCAATCGTTGCTTTACTCTTCCACCCTTTGGCATAGGAACCACTCTTTCTCGGTGACGTTGCTTTCAAGGTTTCGATGGATTCCTCAGTAACTTCCTCTACAACTTCACGCATCACCTCTGTGGTATCCTCTACAAACTCCGCCAGCTCATTTGCGATGGCAGTTTCTAGTGCATTCAGTCCAATCTTAGTCATAACTCTCCTCCTTAATAGCGACGATGTAAATCAGTTGCTTTGGTACTGTATCTCCATCAATCGACTCAATCTCATAGGTTTGACCTCGAAATTGAATGTGAGTCGTTAAGGAATGAAGTCCAAGAATCGCCTTTTCATACCTGAGGGTGAACTGGACTTTCTCTTGTTCCAGTTTTGTCACACTCCCATCCCTTTCGGTCAAGGTGAGAGGACGACAAGAGCACCACCGTTCAAATAAAGGTATCCAAGTCGAACTTTCATTGCCAATCTCATCTTGAACAATCTGTCGAACATGAAACGACAAGCGTTCCCTCAAAGGTGCAATCTTCATCAGAACACATCCTTTCGTTCAGCCAACAACAAGTGATAGAGAGTCTCCTTCAACTCCTTATGATTTGCATCTTCTCTATGTTCATAAAGATAGGCAACCCCGTATAGGATTGCCGTCTTTAGAACTCCTGAATAAATTGATTGTCGCAAAATATCTTCACAGAGTTGCTGACTGGTTTCAAGCAATTGCTCAATCAGTCCATCCTCATCATCGTGTTCCACTTTGAGATACTGTTTTGCTTCTACTAAACTGACCATCATTACTTGGCCTTCACAGTTAAAGTCTTAACGGCTTCAGGTAGGACTAACTTACCATCCACACGTTGTGAAGCAAGAAATCCAATCTGTCCATTATTGGCATAGAGTTCATTCAGACGTTTGAAGGTACGACCCTGACGATCCGCAATCCAATAATAAGAAAAATCGCCAAATGCAATGGCTTTGTTTCCTGCTTCAGGTAGTGGGGCAAATGTCGATGTATAATATGGTCGATTTAGAATCAAATCTGGTTGTCCAGCTTGAGTGGATGGCTGCCAAATGTAATTACCGTTGTTGTCCTTGAGTTTACGGATAGCTTTGACAGTTGTATCATGTAAAATCCAAACAGCGTTCTTACGATACGGTGCTGGTAGAGAATGATACAGTTCAATCATATCGTCAAAGGTAATATCCTTTGTAGCAGTTGTTGGACCAGTTACATCTGCCTGAGTAAAGATACCAGTTGGTTTCTTAGAGCCATCACCAATCAAGAATGCCTTTTCTTCTTCCGTTCCAATTCGACGAGCAAATTCAGCTGTCATATAGGACTCAAGGTCAAAGACTGAATCGTTAAGCAACTCTTCTGAAATACGAATGGCAGTCCCAATCTTATGAGAGTCTAGTGTCACCTGACCAAAGGTTTCTTCTGTTTCAGGATAAAGGCCATTTTCATCCATCCATGATGCTGAGCCATGTCCTGTCACAACAGGAATCTTACGCTCACCACTAGAGGTTTTGATGACAGTCGCAAGGCTACGGAAGAAATTCTCTTCTTGTAATCCTTGAACCAGTTTCTTCTCATACTCATCAGGAACAAGATGACCACCTTCGGTATCCTCCCCAACTCGAAGGACATCCTTGACATCAAAAAAGTGACGCTTACGGACACTTGTCCAAAATGTCTTGGCATAGCTATCTGAAGCCACACCTTGCTTTTCCTCTTCAGTAGTCTTGTCATTCAAAACTGTAGTGGGCTGACTAATTAGAGCCTGTGAGGCTGGTTGAGAAAGTTCAAGGTCAATCTTTTCTTGTCGTTCCAACCGAGCAATCTCTTGATTGTAGAGGTTGATTTTTGCTTCCATATCATCATAGCGTTTGGAATCTTCCTCTGACACCAGTCCATCTTCTGAGCGAACAGAATCAAGGAAGGTTTTTGCTTGTTGCCAAGCTTGGTTACGTTTTTCTTTCAATTCAAGTAATTTAGACATCAGTTCATATTCCTTTCGTTATTTGAGCAAATTCAATCGTTTTTCCAACTGATTGAGAGGGATTGTTTTCTTTGGTTGTTGGACCTCAAGTTTCGCCTGCATTTTTACAAGTAAATCTTGTTGGGCGGCGGTTCGACTGAAGGAATAGCTCTTAGTCTCCAGTCCCTGATCCTCTTGTTTGTCAAAGAGAATCTTGTCCGCAAAGCCTAGTTCAACAGCCTTTTTGGCATTGAACCAAGACTCTGAGTCCATGAGGTGAGATAGCTTGGTTCTTGAAAGTCCTGTTCTTAGTTCATAGGCATTGATGATGGATTCCTTAATTTCTCCCAACATTTCAATGACCTTCTGCATGTCCTTGGCTTCACCTTGTGCGACTGTCCAAGGATTGTGAATCATCATCATGGCAACTGGACTCATTGAAACTGTTGTACCTGCCATGGCAATGACACTAGCAGCACTTGCGGCTAATCCATCAATCACTACATGGACATCACCTTTGTAATCCATCAGCATGTTATAGATTTGAGCAGCCGCAAAAACATCACCCCCTGGACTATTAATCCAGAGGGTGATGTCTCCGTTTCCTGCATGTAAATCATTTTTAAATACCTGTGGTGTGACTTCATCACCAAACCAGGTCTCATCAGCAATCTGTCCTTCTATTCGAAGAGTTCGACCACTATCATCGTCTGTAAAATTCCAAAACTTATGCATCCATATCCTCCTCAGATTGAGTTTCTTGTTCTGGCGGTGCTTGTTTCATAAAGCCACCCGCATCCTTCAGTTTCGTCATGTTTCCATTTATCAAGTAGAGATTGCCTCCTTCCTCATCTGAAAGGAGGTTCAAGTCCTCAAGTTCACGAATATCATTTGTCGATAGCCAGCCATTTTGTCTCCCAATCGCATAGCCATTCATTCGACTCTGATAATCTCCACGAAGAAGACCATCCACATTGAACTTCACAAAGTAGGTTTTCTTTTCTTCAGGTAAAAAAAGAGACCTCTTGAAAGCCTGTTCGAGACGAACTACCCAAGGGTCTAAGGTATATTTTACAAATTCTAGAGATTGTTGCTCAATGTTTGAAAATGAGGATTTCTCCAAGTCACCAACCATATGAGGTGGAATGCGGTAGAGCCTTGCAATTTCATTGATTTGGAATTTTCTAGTTTGGAGAAACTGGGCTTCTTCAGGTGGAATGCCTACTTGAGTGTATTTCATCCCTTCCTCAAGAACTGCCACTTTATGGGCATTGGTTACCCCATTGTAGACTGCATTCCATGAATCTCTCACTCGTTTGGGATCCTTGAGAATACCTGGGTGTTCCAAAACACCTCCAGGATTTGCACCATTTTTAAAGAATGATGCACCATAGTTTTCCGTAGCCAATGTCATACCGATAGCATTTTTTGCAAGGGCAATTGGAGAATAACCTATCAAGCCATCAAAACCCAGACCAGGAACATGGAGAACATCCTCAGCTTTCAAAATAGCATCACCTTTTTCCTTAAAGTTTGGATTTTCCTCTGACTGACGCTTGTATTTGTAATAGAGCTTACCACTCTCATCTCGATGAACTGACATCTTATCTGGTAAAAGTGGGTAAAGACTGATAACCTGTCCACTCCTATCTCGGATAATCTGGACATAGGCATTGCCCCATATCAGTAAATGGGTCATCAAGGTTTCTCTAAAAACAAAGGATGACATCTCAGGGTTAGGTTCATCATGTAAGAGAAAATAAAGGGGATGTTCCACCTTTTTCTCCTTTCCAGTTGCCGTTCTCTCATAAACATGTATGGGTAGTGAGGCTACCGCTTCAGCTAAGATACGGACACAAGCATAAACAGCAGTCGTCTGCATAGCTTTAAACTCATCCACATTCTCCCCACTGGTCGTTCGTCCAAACAGATAGGAAAAGTCCTGGCCTTCATAACTATTCCGTGGTTTATCCCTAGCATGCTTACGTCCCAGTAAATCTAGTAGTCCCATACTTCCTCCTTTTGAGTACGAAAAAAGCACCTCGATTGAAGTACTTATCGTTTGTTCTTAGATGTTTTTCATCTCTCCTTCTTCAAGTAGATACCATGTTCTATCACTTTCTTGAAATAGATAAATGTAATCTGCCAGGGTATCCTCTGCCAATTGACTGATGTCACCGATAAAACGATGTTGCTGGGCATTCCCCTGTAAGTCATCGTGTTCAATTTTATCAAGACTATCTTCAAGCTGAATGATATCACCTTTCTGAAGTAATGCACGAATTTCTTTGCTTGATTTAAAGTGTTTCTTTAGAAGTTCCCCAGTGTATTCTGGATATCCTTCATACGCAATCTCGATTGTTTGTGCTGTATGGTTTTTAGTCAATAATCCAATCCGTGCTTTTGTTGCCATCGTCTTGTTCTCCTCTTCTTTTGTTGTGTACATATTAACTCTAAAGAGAAGTATTATCCAGTCATTTCTGCATTATTTTTGAATAAAGTTTTAGCTAAAAACTCAATATTCCACGTTCATCATACACACTTCCTTCATCGGTTTGATGACGAATACAACGATCCAGTCCCATAATGAGTGCTACAATACCGTCAATCTTTTCGACTGACTTTTCCTTATCAGGCTTGATATTACCAGCAGGGTCTTGTCTCATGACTACGTTTTGTCCCATCCATTTCAGAACTGGATGCCCACCATGTTGAATCTTGCCTTCCATCATAAGTTTATAAAGTTCCTTTGATGGTGGACTCATATCCTTGTATCCCTGACCGAAAGGCACCATGGTCAAGCCCATTCCTTCTAGATTCTGAACCATTTGTGTCGCATTCCAACGGTCATAGGCTATTTCCTTAATATGATAGATTTCAGATAAGTCTTCAATAAATTTTTCGATAAAACCATAGTGAACAACATTACCCTCTGTAGTTTTGATGTAGCCCTGACGCTCCCAAACATCATATAGAACATGGTCACGTTGACATCTAAGCTCCAATGTATCTTCTGGTAGCCAAAAGAAAGGCAGAACGATATAGTTTTCCTCTTCAAATCTAGGAGGGAATACCAAAACAAAAGCCGTTATATCTGACGTACTAGAAAGGTCTAAACCTGCATAACAGCTACGACCCTTGAGACTTTCATATTGGATAGGATCATTTCCCTTCGCATAAACATGTTCTGGAATCCAAGCAACACTTGAGCTTGTCCACATATTTAGACGGAGCTGCTTAAAGACATTCTCTTCTGCAGGATTATCAAGTGCCTGTTGGTAGGCTTCTCTCACACGATCAATCCCAATAGTATGCCCTAGTGAAGGGTTGGCCTTGAGCCAGTTGGCTTCATCATTCCAATCATCTTCATCAGATAAACCATAAACCACAGGATAGAATGACGTATCCTTCTTTCTACCATTCAGAATATCCAATGCTTTGGTATGTAACTCATAACAGATAGAGTTTCTATCCGTTCCAGCTGTCGTGATAATAAAAAAGAGGGGTTGTTCCCTTGCGTCTCCTGACCCCTTGGTTAATACATCATACAAATGACGATTAGGCTGAGCGTGGATTTCATCAAAGACCAAGCCAGATACGTTTAGTCCATGTTTTGTTCCAGTCTCTGCAGAAAGAACTTGGTAAAACCCAGCGTTAGAATAATTTACAATACGCTTGGTTGCTCCCATTATCTTTGAACGCTTTTCCAAGGGGCGACTCATCTGTACCATTTGCTTGGCTACATCAAACACGATTGACGCTTGGTTTCGGTCACAAGCGGCACCATAAACTTCTGCACTGGCTTCATTATCCGCATATAATAGATAAAGAGCGATAGCTGCCGCTAGCTCAGACTTGCCATTCTTCTTTGGAATTTCTATATAGGCTGTTAGGAATTGACGGTTGCCATCTTCCTTGACAATTCCAAATAGGTCACGGACAATCTGTTCCTGCCACGGCAACAAATCAAATCGCTTTCCAGCCCACTTGCCTTTGGTGTGGGAGAGGTTATTGATAAATGTTACTGCCCTATCAGCCTTTGCCTTATCATAGTGTGAGGTTGGAAGCATGAATGGACTTGGTTCATAATGATAACTCATAAAATTCCTCCTAACAAATCTTCCATTTCATCACCACTACCAACTTCCGCATCCATCGTTGCTAATCGGTTACGTGCTGAAGGTGTCAAACCAAATTGTTCACAGAATTTAAGCATGATTTTGAGGTTGGTCTGGCTGATAGAGACTTGAGGGACTTGTTGGAGATAGCCATTCGGTGTTTTGATGATGGAACCATGCTTGGAAAGGAACTCTTCCGCCTCTTTCCAGCGAGCGTAAGCTTGACAATAACCTGCAAATGCAGTCATATCCATTTCGGTTAAAATTCCCATTTGTTCGAGAATTTTTCCCATCCGTTTCCACTCCTTCTTTGCATCATCTTCAAGCCACTGTGGGCAACGTGGGGCTTTTTGTTTGGGTTTGACTTCATTCGAAGGGAGTGGTCGCTTACCAGGATTTCCCTCTAGTATTTTCATATTCGTAGGCTTTGGTTTTCGCCCCCTGATTGCCACAATCTCACCTCCTTTAGAGTAAGAAAAAAGAACTCATTTCGAGTTCATTCTTAAAGTTCATTAAAGTTATCAAGTACAGCCTGACAAACAGTTCTGTCAATGTCGTCCATGTTATCTATTTCATTCCCATATCTATATTGGTAGATATATTCACCATCACGTTTTATTGTCAGTATTCTAATCCAAGCACCGTCTATATTCCTTGGGTCTGTTGTGTCTTCACGGAGAAACTCACAAATGTAATGTCTGTCTCCAACCGTTCGAGTCATAATTTCCCACATCTCACATTACCTTTTCTACGATATCAATTCCATACAAAACATTTAGGCAACTGCCGTTTTCCCACTTAACTAAGAGTGAACCAATGTCGTCTACTCCAATAACTGTACCAAGTGTTCCTTTAGGAACTGGATGTGGGTCATCCATTCTAACTAATCTAACCTTAGTCCCAACCGGATAGATTGTCTTTAGGTTATTGAAAATTTTTGCGTCCATGTTATTCTCCAATCTTTTCAAATGCCCACTTAACTGCATGTCCAAAGTCTTCGAATGTTCCTGCTTCTTGATAAATGCGGTCAAATCTGCGTTCAAAGTTTTCAAACTCTTCAAGACTATCAGTCGTTTCGTAAATCTCAACTTCTGTTCCTTTATATCCATTCGATGCAACGATGACCCAATCTTTGTAAGGAATGATGCTTGCGGTTGCTGGGTAGATGTCGTAAAGTTTTTCAAGTGTTGTTGTCATGGTTTTGTTCTCCTCTTCCTTTGTTGTGTACATATTAACTCTAAAGGAGACATATATCCAGTCATTTCTCGATTATTTTGAAGATAGTTTCGATAATTCTTCGCTTGCTAGAATGGCACATCCAATGGCATAGACAACTGTTACCGTCACACCATTTCCAGCTTGTTTATATAGTTGGGCATCAGAGTTTACTGCTTGGGCTTTCTCGAACAAATCATCAGAAAAACCTTGTAGGCGAAAACATTCTCTAGGGGTTAAACGTCTGATTTTTACAACTCGATCATTCCAAACCACAGCACCCATTTGACCACCACAGGAGAGGTTATGGGCAATTCCCTTCCCAACTCTTGCTCGTCTCGTTGGTGAGTTGGGATAAGATAAATCCACCGAATCTCCAACCTCTGCAACTTGATAACCTTGCTTCGTACCATTTCTGACCTTGATGCCTTCAAGAACACCATGGCGGTCTTGAGAGGTCAATGTGAACATTGGCTCATCCTGTTCCTTGAGCCTACGTCCATTTTGACGCTTATTAATTCGATTGGGTGTCAGAATGGGTTGAATTTCTAGTACTCCAGAGTTCATAGCAGTCCGCTTTGTAGCTCCAGCAGTATATCGTGCAGTAATACAGCGTGCCTCATCTGTCAACTTTGGTTCTGTCAAAGATTGGTCAATTAGATAAAGACCAGTCTTAGCACCCAGTCCCCCACCCTCACCAACAAGAGTTGTGGCAATTCCACTAGGGTCGTAGACACGATAGCTTTGCATGCCACCTACAAGTTGCTTAAGATGGCTACCGCTTTCCCCGCTGATAGGTAGTACTTTTCGTCGACCTCTGCTTCTAAGATGTCCGAGAGTGTAGATGCGTTCTCGATTTTGGGGAACTCCGTAGTCTTTTGAATTGAACACTTGCCACTCAAGGTCGTACCCTGCTTCATCCAAGATAGAGAGATAGTCGAGATAATCTCGTCCCCCGCCACTTGATAAAAGTCCCTTAACATTTTCAAGGAGTATCCACTCGGGTTTATCTTCTTCCTCTTGGCTTTGGAGGAGGTCAACAAATGTAAAAAAGAGTCCACTTCGTTCACCGTATAGTCCTGCTCGCTTCCCTGCGATAGACACATTTTGACAAGGGCTTCCCGCAGTCCATAAATCTGCTTTTGGAAGTTGTGTTGGGTCAATGCTTGTGATGTCGTCATGAAACCATTCTCCTTTCGTGTCATACATTGCTTCATAAGATTTTCGTGCAAACTTATCCTTTTCACAGTAACCGATACATTTGAACCCAGCTAATTCCAAACCACGACGAAAACCACCCACTCCTGCAAAGAAATCAAGAAAAGTTAAGGTCATACCGACTCCTCCATCATTGAATAAGCTTCATCAAAGGTCAATGTCTGTCCATCGCGCAACACCGTCACGTTATGATTTCCTGTTGACTCTATATAACGTTTGACAATGACATCCACAAACTTCTCATCCAACTCAATGCCGTAACAAACCCTTCCAGTTTGGTCTGCGGCCATTAGGGTCGAACCAGAACCAAGGAATGGATCAAGAACAATTGTCCCACGCATGGATGAATTTTGAATAGGATAGGCCATGAGCGGAATGGGTTTCATTGTTGGGTGGTCTTTACTAGATTTTGGACGGTCATATTCCCAAATGGTTGTTTGTTTACGGTCACTGAACCATTGATGTTTTCCCTTTTGTTTCCAGCCATAAAGACAGTTATGAGTAACAATTCCATCTGCAATATAATGTTCATATTTTTCAACAGCAAGAGAATAAACAGGTCCACTGAATCCTTTTGTAAGAACCTCATCAATTACGCCCCAGTAAAAATTTTCTCTCGTTTCCTTTTCATAAGTTTTTGGAATTGGAACTTGCATAATTTGAGGGATCAGATTACAAGCATTGATGCGAGCAGTTACTCGTTTACTAAATGCCTCATGTCCATTTCCTTTGTGAATGAGTGGGTATTTGATATTTCGACCATAGTCAACAAGCAAACGTCTAGCATTATCTAATTGAATTTGGCTATCCAAGTTATCATAAATCATATCGACATGATGAGATGTGCGTTGAGTTTCTTTCTTTGGAAGTCCTCTATCCATTTCCCAATGAGTATAAGGAATACCGTACTTGAGGGCTAATAACTGTTCGTGGCACTGGGCTGTTACTTTATCATCAAATACATCAATGACCCAAGCCTCTTCACCTTTCTCTCCACGAAGTCTCGTTTTCAAACCAAATCCCCTCGAGTTATAGAGTTCAGTAATCCCTACACGCCAACGGTCTCCTTTACGCATAAGATAGGTACAATAATTGTTTTTTGTTGATTCATTAAAACGAACCGAAAACTGATGGTTATCCGTAGCCCACGTTATTTTATTTCCAATTTTTATACCGTATAAGGTGCCATTATAATATCGAGAAGCTGTTTTTATCTCATAGCCACCATTACGCATCCCCAGAATTGTTCCTGAATAGGAATTGTAACTAATGACCCTATCACCATCCTTTAAGTCTTCTATTGGAACGGGACCATTTATAGTTTGAACAATCGTACCTGCTGGCTGACATGGTTCATGTTGCCACTGATAGGGACTACGTCCAAGAACTAAGGAGTTCTTCTTCCAAATGCAACACCCACTGAGGTAGAATCCCGCCTCTTTAAATGCCTTTCGGAAGTTCAGTCCTTCTGTATCCGCATGGAATACATAGATTGAACCATCAGACTCCATATGTTTTTCTACTTGAGTGAACATATCAAAAAGAAACTGGTAAAAGTCACTATCAGGCATATTGTCATTGAGAATCTTTCCAGCTGTTTCTTCTACATCAACATTATAGGGAGGGTCTGTCACAACCAAATTTGCCTTTTTATCACCTAAAAGTTGGTCATAAGTTTCAGCTTTCGTAGAGTCTCCACAAATCACTCGATGCTTACCAAGTTGCCAAATGTCCCCTCGTTTTGAAAAGGTGGGTTTCTTCAATTCCTCTTCAACATCAAAGTCATCATCTGATAGGTCTTTATCATGAACATTCGACAGGATATCGTCAATTTCTGGTGGTTCAAAACCAGTCAGGTCGAGATTGAAATCCGATTCCTGTAAATCCAAAAGCAAGTCCGCCAAAAGTTGGTCGTCCCATTGACCGGTGATTTTGTTAAGGGCAATGTTCAGTGCCTTTTCATCTTCTTTGGATAAATCGACAATGACACATTTGGCGGTTTCATAGTCTAAGTCCTTCAATACAGTTAATCGTTGATGGCCACCAATTACCGTCAAGTCTTTATTGACGATGATGGGGTCAACGTAGCCAAACTTGAGTAGACTTTGCTTAATCTTTTCATACTCCTTATCACCCTTTTTAAGTTTTTTTCGAGGATTGTAGGAGGCTGGGTGTAATTCAGACAATCGAATTTCTCTAATTTCCATTGTTGGTTGGCTTGTCATTGGTTTCTCCTTTATAAAAGCGTGATTGAATGTAACACGAATGGCTACAAAATTTCCTATTTGGATTGGCATAAGATAAAAATGACCTGCCACATTGCTGGCAAGTCAAATCTTCATATGCAGTTTTTGATTTGTCGTGTTCGTCAGAATGAGTGGCCCACCAGACTTTACGACATTTATCCGAACAGAACTTCTTTGGTCTTCCTATTTTATGAATTTTAAGTGTTTGATAACACTGTGGGCAACGGAGTCCGTCATTCTGGTCGGCTTTTGCCATTTGCTTTGTCGCCGCTCCATGACCAAGCAATGCTGGATTTCGTTTACAGTATTTTTTAACAGAATCTCTAGACAGTCCTGTAGCCTTACCGATTAAGCCATAGCCAAGACCTTCTGCTCGCATTTTCCAGATTTGTTTGCGTTGACTTTCGTCCATTTGTTTTCCTTTCCAGCAAAAAAGGACTAAAAACAACTATTTTCTACATTGTTTCTAGCCTTTTTCACTATTTTATTACCAAAATGACATACTTGGGAACGCTACATCCCCACATTAGAAACGTGATAACGGTGGGAAGGAACGTCAAAATGAAGCGATTTTAATGTACCCGCTTGCGAATTTTGCGAAATTGCACGTTTGAGGGGGCGTCGGTCTTAGTCTCCCAAGGGTTTAGAGATTTTATCCCCCCTCCCCCAATGGGCGAAAAATGAGATACTTTTGTAACGAAACTCCAAGACTAAAATCGATACGAATACTCCACATAACGATCAGTCGTCTTAGTCTTTCTGTCATGACAAGACTTACAAAGTGCTTGCCAGTTGGTTTGATTCCAAAAGAGTTCTTGGTCACCTCGGTGGGGTGTGATATGGTCAACGACCGTTGCCTTGGTCAGTCGACCTTTGGCTTTGCATTGAACACAGAGTGGATGAACTTTTAAGTAACGAAGTCGTGCTTTGTTCCACTGGGCATTGTATCCTTTGGCTTTGGTTGACTTGGAATCCAGTTGGTGGTTTGCTTTATGGTTCTCACAATACTTCTGACCATATGATACTAAGTTAGGACAACCATTTTGTTTACAAGGTATGCTTGGTCTTCGTGGCATTTTACTTCTCCCAAGGTAGATAGTCTTTCGTGAAATGTCCAAAGCAAGTTGTCTCGGTGTAGTCTACATCCAAGAGATGAAGTTTCTTAATGATACCTCCTGGTGTTAAATCATACCGCTCACGAATCATTCCTTCCAGTTGTTGTGTGGTGTAGCGACTGGTTCCAAAGGTTTCTACGTAAACCGACACAGGTTCTGCTACTCCAATGGCATAGGCAAGCTGAACTTCACAACGTTTGGCATAGCCTTCACGAACAATATCCTTGGCAATCTTTCGTGCCATGTATGCGGCTGAGCGGTCAACCTTGCTTGGGTCTTTTCCAGAGAAGGCACCTCCACCATGATGTGCGAAACCACCATATGTATCTGCCACAATCTTACGTCCAGTCACTCCTGCATCCGCAAATGAGCCACCAAGAACAAAACGTCCAGTTGGATTGACTAGAACTTTGAAATCTAGATTCTGACGATAACGATGAGCCACCGACATCATGGCTTCCATCACAATTCGCTTCACTTTGTCAAGGTCAGCCGTTTCGGTATGTTGGATGGAAACTAAAAATGTATCAATCCGTCTCTTCTCATAGTCGTAGGATACCTGAGCTTTAGCGTCCTTTCCAAGTAAGGGGTGACCAAGTGACATCAGTTTCTCAAGGACTCGAGTTGCTAGAACATAAGGAAGTGGCAGGTACTCAGGTGTTTCATCTGTCGCATAACCGAACATCATTCCTTGGTCACCAGCTCCACCATTGTCTACACCTTGGGCAATATCGGAACTCTGAAGTCCAAGTAGGTTAGTTACCCGAACATTCTTCAAACCTAGTGGCTCGACAACCTGTCGAACAATGTTCTCGAGATTAAAGTAATGTTTAGTAGAATTTTCACCAGCTACCACAACATGGTTATCCTTTATTAAAGTCTCAACTGCCACTCGACTTGATTTGTCATACTTGAGACACTCCGTCACAATAGCATCTGAAATCTGGTCACAGATTTTATCTGGGTGTCCAACCGACACTTGTTCACTAGTAATAATCATAATTCCTCCACGCAAAAAGCCCAACCCTCGGGCTAGGCTTTGGTTTATTTTACTGATTGTCGGCCTGCTTCGTAGGCTCTCTCCAATGCTCTTTTGATTCCCCAAACCGAAACATCGTAGAAATCGAGGTTGTCACTCCAACGTTTTTCCAAGGTTTCAACTAGTAGTTCTTCTTTAGCAATCTCTGTTAAAAGTGCATTGAGTTTTTCTTCTTGGCGTTTTGTCATTGTATTGTTCTCCTCTTCTTTTGTTGTGTACATATTAACTCTAAAAAGGAGATATATCCAGTCATTACTGGGTATTTTTTATCTTTTTTGACATCTTAAGTATATCACAGGTCTAGGTTGAAAATCAGTACTAAAACAGTACAAATTTAGTGCTAATGTAGTGCTAATTTAGTACCAATTTAGTGCAATCGACCATCACTAGATAGGAATGTGATAATCTTCCACCTTAAGTTCAAGACTTTTTGATGTCCAACGATAACACTTGCGTAATTGTTTTAGAATCTTACGCCTACGATAAGCAAGTGTTGAATGGCTGATTTCATAAATCTCTTCTAGTTCAGTCCAACTCTTGCCTAAGTAAATTAAATCATTAGCTAATGGTTTCAAATCCTCAGGCAATAACTCCATAACAAACTCAAAGTAATAAAGATCCATTTTTAAGCAGTAATAGGTATTAAGCAAACTACTGAGGTACTCTTGATTCTCTTGTTCTTGTTTTTCTCTAAAATTAAGGGAAATCAGCTCACTACGACCATGGTTTTTACTTTTCTTGACCATTTCTTGCTCTGACTTCTCAAATACTAATGACTGAATCACACTATCCTCTGAGATTGGTCGATAGTTGAGCAATTTCTCTTGAACTAACTGTAACTTCATTTTCATGTCTTGATAGTTCTTAGCAATATAATCCACCTTATCCATCTGCCCCTCCTACTTGTGCTTTTACAGCTGCAATCAGCCGTTCTTGTTGTGCATCTTTGTTTTCTAGTGCCTTGAGGATTTCCTCATCAATCGTTCCTTCAGTCACAATGTGTTGGATAACAACTGTCTCAGCCTCCTGGCCTTGACGCCAAAGTCGTGCATTCGTTTGTTGGTATAATTCCAATGACCACGTTAATCCAAACCAGACCAAGTGGTGACCGCCTTTTTGAAGGTTCAACCCATGACCTGCACCAGCTGGATGAAGTAAGCCAACTGGAACATTTCCCTTGTTCCACTCGCGAATATCTTCTTCTGTTTTCAACACCCGACTCTTCACCTTGAGTTTTTCTAAACGACCAATAATCCGAGCCAAGTCATGTTTGAACCAATAGGCCACTAAGACAGTTTCTCCATTTGCGGATTCAAGGATATCTTCTAGGGCATCTAGTTTCTGTTCATGAAGCGGCACGACTGTATGATCATCAGAATATACAGCACCATTGGACAACTGAACTAGCTTGTTCGTAAGACTTGCTGCATTGGCAGCAGTTACTTCTAATCCATCCAACTCTGATAAAACATACTCTTTCTTAAACTGACTGTACTTTTCTTTTTCCTTTTCTGACATACGCACCAGCTTCTTGGTTGAAATCAAATCAGGCATATCTAGATAATCTAGAGCCTTCATGGAAATGGTAATATCACTAATCTTGTCCTGAATTTGACACTCCGCATAATCCATAGGGATGTATTCATAGACAATGTTTCCATTGCGACGACCTTCTTCAAAGTAGCGACTACGAAACTCACCAATGAATCGACCAAGACGTTCTCCTCCGTCAATGACTTTAAACTCAGCGAACAAGTCCATTAGTCCGTTTGAACTAGGTGTTCCAGTCAAACCAACGATACGTTTCATGTAAGGACGCATTGCCATGAAAGCTTTGAAGCGTTTGGACTGCCAAGACTTGAAAGAACTCAATTCATCAATCACTACCATATCCCACTTAAAATAGGGACTACATTGTTCCACCAACCAAGGGAGGTTTTCACGATTGACGATATAGATATCCGCATCTTTCTGAAGAGCTACTTTTCGTTGCTTGGGAGTACCCACGATTTTCGAATACCGTAAGTGACGCAACTCCGCCCATTGCTCAATCTCGTCACTCCAGACCGTGTTTGCAACACGAAGTGGGGCAATGACCAAAACCTTAGCGACTTCAAACCTATCAAACATCAGCTCATTCACCGCAGACAAGGTTGTAGCTGTCTTTCCCATCCCCATGTCTAAGATGACCGCTGCATTAGGGTGACTTATGATGAAGTCCTTGGCGACTACTTGATAGTTATGTAATGTCAATTTCATCTAGCACATCTCCAATCATCTCAATGTGGTCAAGAACATAAACCTTAAAACCTAACCGCTCAAACAGCCTATGCCTTGCTTCCTGTAATTTCCGTGGCTTTCCACCAGGCGCTTTTACTTCCACCAAGCCAAACTTGCCCTTTGGTAAAAACACCAACCTGTCTGGCACACCAGAAAAAGATGGTGATACCCACTTGGGACAAACTCCACCACGCTTTTTCACTTCACTCACTAACTTCTGTTCTACAATTTTTTCTCGCATAATAAATCCTCTCGTCAAAACATCGCCAAGGAAAAAGTGTATCTCACGATAGTCAGTTACATTACTTTCCTATATCTCTTTTATCTTTTTTATTTTTTCTTATATCTAAGTTATAGAAAAGACCTACTAAACCTGCACTTTAAATCTTCCTATGGCAACTTTTGTATGTGACATTCTCGACATGCACTTTTCAACCCCAGTGTAAGTCGTGACAGTTTTGTATAAACTTTTCTCTTCACTAAAAATAGCAACTTTTAGCTACTCTGATAATCGCTCTGTGACTTAACTATCACGACATGCACTAACACCTCCTATTGCTAGAGGCAACTTTCACTGCTTTGCACATTTAATCAAGGAAATCGTCATCTAATTTCAACTGTAGACCTTTTACCATAACACCCTTGTTTGTTCTTTTTTTGGTGAAACCAGCATTCGCAAGAGCTGTGTAAAAATCCGTTGTGCTGCGCGTGTACTCATTGATACCAGCACAATAAGCTCGATAAGCTGAGTAAAGTTCTCCTGATTTCTCAGTTAATTGGTCGCCGATTTCACAACAATCACCAAGAAACTGTCCCATCCAATCATTAGCTTCTCGATAGGCAGACACAGATTGAGCAACAACCTTTGGCAGAGTTAACTTGAAATTGGCATTGATTGCTTTCTCTGCACCTTCAATAATCCATGACATAATTGCCTCGGATGCTTCCTCGTACAGGTAGTCCGCAAAGTTTTTGATATCTGACCGACCTGTGATTTTGGCATTAAAAGGAATGACAATCAGACGTCTCCAAATCCCATCATCGTTCGCACCTACTTTTGGTAGATGGTTGGTGTAAAGAACTAGCGTGTGTGATGGCACAAAATGAAATGGTGCCTTGTACTTCTTCTCAGCTAAGATTTCATCTGTCGAACAAAGTTGTTTAACCATTGAAGTGTTCAACCGCATTCCCTCACTCATCTCAGATGCAATAATAAGACGTTTTCCTTTTAACTCTGCCATTTCAGGGCTAACATTTCGTCGGACACTCATGGTTAGAGCATCTGCCGATAATTTGCCTGAGTAGTTGCCCAGCACTCGTGCAATGGTATTCCAAAAGGTAGACTTGCCGTTTGCCCCACTGCCGTAAGCGATAATAAGGTGCTCTTGGTAAACCTTACCGATAGCAGCCATACCCACCACCATCTGAACGTAGTCGATTAGTTCTTGATTACCACAAAAGAAAGTTGCTAGAGTCTCTAGCCACAAGCCTTTTCCCTTATCGCTTGGCGAAGCTGTTGCCATCTTAGTGATATAGTCAGTTGAATCATGATCTTTTACACCAGCTAAGCCCTGGGATAAGTTAATGGTGGCTTTAGGAGTATTGAGCAACATTTCATTGTTATCAAACTCAGACACACTCATCCGAACCATGTGTTTAGCGGTTTTAACGATAGCTGAGAGATGGCGATAATCACGATATTTCATGACAAATTTATGGAAGTCAAATGCTTTCTTGTACTCCTTAAAGGCTAATGATTGACTTGGTCCATCAAGGGCTTTTTCAATGGCTTTAACCCCCTTAAAAATCAGCTCCTCTGAAATACCTGTTTTGATGAGCCGTTTTGTCTTATCCTCTAGGTTGGCATCTGCCACTGCTAGTTGCTCATCCAAGAAAACATGAACCTGTCGCATGGCCAATTGCTCATCCTCCACCCAGTGTTTCCCATTGAAAGCAAGATAGTCAGTCTCACGAGTAAAAGCAATTCGGTCTCCATATTCACGAGCTAACAGTCCTGCTTCACCAATATCGGTATAGTCATCAGGTCGCATGGCTTCTCGGTTATAGGCCTCAGGTGATACATAATCTTGTGACTGCTTAATGGTTCGATTGTAAAATCGGACTGCACTTCCCCAGATGGAATCTAACTCTGCTTTATCAAGTGGTGGTACACATTTCTGTGCCTGCTCATCAAAACCATCCCTAGCTTCTTGGGTCACGCCTAACCGTTTGACAATCTTAGCTGCAAATACAGACATCGTTGAATTACGACTCCCTTGCTGGATCGGTCCACTTGGAGGAGTATAGAAGTCTGCATCGAAATCTTCCTCGTCATCAATAGACACAGCTTGAAACAAATCTTCATCAATAGTTAGCCATGAATCATGCCATATAACCTGTGCATTTGGATTTCCAAAGAAGAAACGTGCCGCATCCTTGGCATGATCATCAAAAAACTTGTACTGATTACAGAGTTCTTCCTTCATAGCTACGTAGACATCTTTATCAGTTACCTCATTGATTTGGAAGTAAATATGAAATTTTGGTCTTGGAGCTTTTCCTGCCTTAGCCTGCATGTGACTTCGACTAGTTACCAAGGCAAAGTTATAATCCGCAAAGATTTCTTTTAATCTCTCTATAGTTATCCACTCATCTGGATTTTCAGTGTGGTCATTATCAATATCCATGACCAAAACGTCCGACTTGACGAAATTGGTATTTGAGCGTGTATTGTTTAAAAACTGCCCTGCCACATGGTCGAATTGCGCAACAGTTTGTAGCGATATTTCATCAGTAATAGTTACTTGATTGGGATAAACCGTGGTTGTCTGAACCCCAGTCTGTCCAGAATAAGATAAGGTAAATTGCATTATGCACCCTCCATATTTTTGCAGTAATTATAGAAATATATCTTCTTAACTTACTAAGTAAGAATTTGACAAATTTTTCCGCTCTTTCAGAAAAAAAATATTCAAAAAAATAGAAGTTTCCTATTAAATTGCACAGGAAACTTTTTTATATTCAAAAATTTTTTCAAATCTAACGGAAAAACATCACTTGGTTCTACTTAGTAATGTGTAAGAGATATGTCTAAAAAAATCTCTTGCAAAGTGGAAAATTTAATAAAAACCTTACTTAGTAAGATAGGAGGTCCAAATATGGTAAACGAACCATACATCAAACCTGATGAAGACGTAGCTGATACTCTCATCGCTATCAGCGTCATCTCAAAACTACTCGCTCGGAAAATTATGGAGGAAGAAAACAATGAGCAAAATGAAAGAACTGAATAGACTAATTCGTGATATGGAAGAAACCGCAAAGTACTACATTCGATTGGTGGATGAGTTCAAAAAACTCCTATCTACTGATGATGAAACAGTTCCTGAACCAGTATCACCAAAATCTGAACCACGAAGGGAAATTCAATTGGAAGATGTCCGTGCAGTCCTTGCGACCAAAGCTAAAGACGGATTTAAGAATGAGGTTCGTGCTCTTCTAAATGCTTACGGTGCTTCTTCTCTATCAGCTCTTGACCCTAAACACTTTGCGGCAGTCCTTGAAGAAGCTGGAGGGATTGGTAATGACTAACCACGCCATTCTATCTGCTTCTGCATCACATCGTTGGTTGAACTGCCCACCTTCCGTTCGGTTAACAGAAGATTTACCAGATGTAACCTCTGAGTTTGCCCTTGAAGGGACGGATGCACACGAGTTATGTGCTTATCTAGTTGATAAGGCTCTAGGTAGGAATGCGCGTGATCCGACTGAGGATTTAACATTTTATAACGATGAAATGCAGGATTGTGCTGAAGAATACCGCAACTATGTCATGGGGCAAGTTGAGAAAGCCAAAGGCTACTCTCGTGACCCTACAGTTCTTGTCGAACAACGACTGGACTTTTCTAAGTGGGTGCCTGAAGGATTTGGAACTGGGGATTGCCTTATTGTGGCAGACGGACTTCTTCAGGTTATTGATTATAAGCACGGACTTGGTGTTCTAGTTGATGCAGACCATAACCCACAAATGATGTGTTATGCCCTAGGTGCTCTTGAGATGTTTGATGGACTTTATGATTTTGAAAAAGTTACCATGACCATCTTTCAACCACGAAAACATAACATATCTACCTTTGAGATAGAAAAGACTGAGTTGCTTGAATGGGCTGAAAATGAACTCGCTCCAAAAGCTGAACTTGCATTCAAAGGTGAGGGGGATATGCAGTCTGGTAAACACTGCCAATTCTGTAAACTCAAGAATGTCTGTCGCAAACGTGCTGAAGATAATTTAGTTCTTGCCAAGATGGAGTTTGCGGATCCAGATACCCTTGATAACGAGGATATTGCAGAGATTTTACCTAAGCTAGACTTGTTGATTTCATGGGCAAACGACATCAAAGCTTATGCATTAAATCAAGCAACAGATGGATATCCTATCCCAGGATACAAACTGGTTGAAGGTCGCTCTGTTCGTAAATACTCAGATGAAACTGCCGTGAGTCAAGCTGTGATGGAAGCTGGATTTGACCCTTACGAAAAGAAACTACTCACTATCACTGCCATGACAAAATTACTTGGCAAGAAAACCTTTAACGACCTACTTGGTGGTCTCGTAATAAAACCAAGTGGTAAACCAACACTCGTTCCAATTGACGATAGCCGTCAAGAGATGAACCTAGCAAAAAATGAATTTAAAGAGGATTAACTATATGACAACTAAAGTAATTACAGGACCAAACACTCGTTTCAGCTACTTAAATGCCAATGAGCCAAAGTCGATTAACGGTAGCACTCCCAAGTACAGTGCCTCACTCATCATCCCCAAAGAGGATACTGTCACAATTAACAAAATCAAGGCCGCCATTGAGCAAGCTTACAAAGAAGGTGAGTCAAAACTCAAAGGCAATGGCAAATCAGTACCTGCATTATCTACTCTGAAAACTCCCCTACGTGACGGTGATCTTGAACGACCTGATGATGAAGCATACAAAAATGCTTACTTTGTGAATGCCAACTCTCCACACAAACCTGGGGTGGTTGACGGAAATCGTCAAGAAATCATTGACACATCAGAATTGTATTCAGGCATCTACGGACGTGCTTCTATCACCTTCTACGCATTTAATTCCAATGGTAATAAAGGTATTGCTTGCGGTTTGAATAACTTGCAAAAATTGCGTGATGGTGAACCCCTTGGTGGACGCACTCGTGCCGAGGATGATTTTGCGACAGAAGAAGATGATGACTTTTTGAACTAGAAATGGAGATTTAGATTGATGATGTATACTATTTTAACTTGTACTATTATGGGACTCTGGGTGCTTATCGGACTATATTTCGGGTATATGACCATTAGAGATGATATTCGAAATGAAATTGAACGAAAGGCAAAGCAAAATAAAGAAAAACTTAGCCAAACACCTCTCAGTCGAAAAAATAAATAGAACTTTAGGTGGCAGTACTTCTGCCACCTTTTTCAGAAAGGACGTACTATGCCAATTAAAGAACTCAGCATTGACATCGAAACTTATTGTGAAATTGACTTACGAAAATCTGGTGTTTATCGCTATGCGGAAGATGACAGTTTTGAACTCCTTTTGTTTGCGGTATCTGTCGATAATGGACCAGTGACTGTTTACGACTTAACTAAGGAGAAATTACCACAAGACATTCTTGAAGTTTTAGTAGACGATAGAGTCATCAAATGGGCATTCAACGCTTCATTTGAGCGAGTTTGTCTATCAAACTGGCTCAAGAAATATCATCCCGAATTGTTATCATTTGGATTTTTATCTCCAGTTTCATGGAGATGTAGCATGATTTGGTCCGCTTATTTAGGACTCCCACTTTCCTTAGAAGGGGTTGGAACAGTTCTCAAACTTAAAGACAAAAAGATGAGAGAGGGGGCTGACCTCATTCGCTACTTCTGCGTGCCTTGTAAGCCAACCAAAGTCAATGGGGGACGAATTCGTAACTTTCCTCATCACGCGCCTGACAAGTGGTCTACCTTTTTCAACTACAACAAACGTGATGTTGAGGTCGAATTGGCCATCAAGGAACGACTGAAAAACTTCTCCGTACCTGACTTTGTTTGGGAAGAATATCACCAGGATCAGATTATCAACGACCGTGGTATTGGTATAGATGTTGATTTTGTTAAAGCAGCAATCAAAATTGATACAGAGAGCAAAGCTCAAATCCAAGAGGAACTGAAAGCTTTAACAGGTCTAGAAAATCCCAACTCTGTTCTTCAGATGATCGGTTGGTTACGAGAACACGGAGTGACCACCGATTCACTAGATAAAAAAGCTGTGAAAGAACTTCTCAAAACGGTTAATGAAACAACTGCTCAGGTTCTTAAGCTTCGTCAGCAAGGAGCCAAATCAAGTGTTTCCAAATATCAAGCGATGATGAACTGTGTGTGTAAGGACGGTCGAGCAAGGGGGATGTTTCAATTCTATGGAGCAAACCGAACTGGTCGATGGGCTGGTCGTTTGGTGCAACTTCAGAATCTACCTCAGAACCACCTTCCTGACCTTGAGGAAGCGAGAGATCTTTTCAGAACCGGTGACTTAGAAGCTACTGAACTCCTTTACGATACTCAGGATACCTTATCGCAACTAATACGAACTGCTTTCGTTCCAAGTGAAAGAAAAAAATTCATTGTTTGCGACTTTTCGGCTATCGAAGCTCGTGTACTGTCCCACCTGGCAGGAGAGAGATGGCGGAGTAAGGTATTTGAAGAAGGTAAAGATATCTACTGCATGTCCGCTTCTCAGATGTTTGGAGTACCAGTTGAAAAACATGGACAAAATTCTAAATTGAGACAAAAAGGGAAAATTGCAGAGCTTGCTTGTGGCTAAATCTACTGCATGTCCGCTTCTCAGATGTTTGGAGTACCAGTTGAAAAACATGGACAAAATTCTAAATTGAGACAAAAAGGGAAAATTGCAGAGCTTGCTTGTGGCTATGGCGGTTCAGTCGGTGCACTCAAAGCCATGGGTGCCATTGATATGGGACTAACTGAGGAAGAACTCCAACCACTAGTAAACTCATGGCGACAAGCAAATCCCAATATCGTTCTCTTATGGTGGGATGTCGATAATGCTGTAAAGACTGCTGTAAAGGAACAAATTCCAACATCTACTCACGGTATTCAATTTGATGTAAGAAGCGGCATTCTATTCATTACACTCCCATCTGGTCGTAAATTATCATATATTAAACCAAGAATTGACGAGAACCAATTCGGTGGAGAGTCTGTCACTTATGAAGGAACTGGAACTGCCAAACGTTGGGAGAGGCTCGAAAGTTACGGCCCCAAATTTGTGGAGAACATTGTCCAGGCTATCAGTCGTGATATTCTTGCTTACTCTTTGGAGCAACTGAAAGAGTTTAAAATTGTAGGTCATGTCCATGATGAAGTAATAATCGAATGTCCTATGGAGCAAAAACTTGATGAAGTTGCGTCATTAATGGGGATTGCACCAGACTGGTTGTCTGATATTAATCTTAGGGCTGATGGATACGAATGCTTTTTCTATCAAAAAGACTAGCAAAAAATCGCCACCTCATAATTGAGATGGCGATTCTGTTATTTATTTAATTCTTTGTAAAGCTCAATCCCTTCTTTCTTAGTATTATTGACTTTTTTATAGCCTGCAGATTTCTGAACTCCTAGTTTTTCAAAGATTTCCTTATTCTCATAACCATCAAATAGCATTTCCAAAATTTCTGGTGCTTGAAAGTTTGATTCTGCAAGTTTTGATTTCAAAAACTCAAATTGATCCATGAATAGATAAAGCTCAATCCCATCATCAATAACTGGTAAATCTTGTTTCTCTGTGAATGCTTCCCAAGATGAAATCTTAGGGGCATTTTTACTTGGCTTACGAAAATCTTTGAGATAATCATTAACTGAGTTGTTATACCACCAAACCATCTGTTCATAGTCCTCTTTAGCGACTGGAACAAAGGCAGTTAGTATTGGAATACCCATGATACGACATTGGCGCAACGTGCCACGTAGCAAACCTGAATGGCGTGAAGTCATGTAGTAATCCTGTACGAACATGGGAGCTAGTACTTCACCTTCAGTTGGATGTACTCCAGTTGATGAAGATTGAGCTTGGCAGTAGTTAAAAAATTTTTCATTTATTGGCATTGAAGGACTCCTTTTTCTTTGACAAGCAAAGAAAAAGAGTATGACAATCCAATATTCAATTTTGTAAATGACTTCATATGCTTTTCCTTTGCGGTTTTTACATAATTAGTCAACTTGCCATTTAAGATGACAGTATCCAAACTAACATTAATGGCTTAGTTACAGTTGTAACAATGCAGGTTAGATACCTCAAGTGCTATTTTTAATAGCTAAACATTCATGCTAAACAACATCGTCATGCCATTTCATAAATGTTTCTTGATATTTATATTTTCTATCATTTCACGGTATTTTAGTAGATACCAAAAATACCAATGATAAAAAATTTTTATCATTGGTATTTTAATTGTTATAAGTGATATAATTGATAAAGTCATAGATATTTATCAAATTACCAATTACGGAGGAGTAAATGAGCAGAGAAAAAAGTTACTTAGGGGAATTTACTTTTACAAATGAAGCTGTATCTTCTGAGTTTGAATCACTAATAGATGAAGTGTCCGGATTAAAGACAGAACGCTTAGTAATAAAATCAATTAATCTTCCTTACATAGAAATGGGCTATAGTCCTGGTGAGGGGTTAAAAATAACTACTTGGAATAGACGAAAGAATAACCCACTCGGTGAGTTTCTAGGACTCGATTTAAATAACTTATCTGAATTAAAAAACTTTATTAACAAATATGGTTTCATCTATCCTGTTTCACAAGAAAAATATTGTCCAGTGGATATAGAGGAGCTACTCTCGATTCAAGAGCGCTTAAAAGCATTTATTAATTTGATAAACAATCAAAACAAATCACAAATTGAATATCGAGAATTGTTAGACTCAACACTTTATCTCCTTTTAAGAAAATATTCTACAACAGCTTATAAGAAGTCTAAGTTTTTACCCACAGACTCCGATCTTCAAAATCAACTCGATGCAGCAATTACTCCACTAACAAAAGATCATAGTTCTGTAAAAACTGTATCAGTAGAAGGGCAAATTCAATCAAAACTTTCAAGATATTCAGAATCATTGAATAAAACGGTTGAATTTGATTTGCTAGAAGCTCAGCAAATTATGCAGGACGAAAATACACCTCACTGGTGTAAAAGAATTTTCAATTTATTTTATAGTCTTGATAACCTTGTTTTAACTGATGAATTAAATCAAAAAATTGATTTCTTATTCGGTTGCATATGCCTACTGAATCCGTTCTATTCAGAACAAGTCAAAATAAAGGAAACTTTCTCAGCTGCAATTTACTCAGATATAGAAGCACTCCCTCACTTTACTGAATGTCTTCTAGAAGTATCAAAAATGACTATTCGTGAGGAATTTGAGAGAATGCTTGAGGACATACAATTTACATATAACACAGAGACAATGGCACCCGATTGGAAGTTACCCACATTGATTAGTGCACTATACTTCTCGATCTATTATAAAAATTCTAAAAATATCATTTATAGAGTATGTCAAAATGATTATTGTAAGCAGTATTTCGAGGTATCCAGTACCAATAGTACCAAACGACATTGTTCTGATAACTGTAGAGATAGTAAGAATGCTAGAATTATGCGACAACGAAAAAAACGAAGGAGTTAATTATTTCCCTCGTTTTTTTTCAATACTTTTTAATATTGTATTAGATAGATTCTCGATTTCGATATTGTTTGGTCTTACTGCATTACTAATTAGATGCTTAACATCAACCAAAATTCCTTGTACTCTTTCATACGTTTCAGTAGAATTTTTCCAATCTGCAACGGATTCACCAATGGAATAGTAAGTACTCTTATTCACATCATTGAATGGTTTACTTCTAGAATTATAGGGCATCAAAAATGCATTATATACTGCCATTCCCTGTTTTCTTTCAGATTCAAACTTAGCATTTGTTTGTATATACTCTCCGTATGAAATCTGCTTATTGATTGAAGTTGATGTAGGTAAATGATTTGGATTTAAGGTATCACCAAATTTATAGTATTTCGCATCAAGCACATAAATATCATGATTTTTTTTCATCACAGTATCTGGTTCAATAGCTTTGTTTGTCTTTTCTACTCCAATGTCAAGTAACCATTTTGTTCGTGGGAAATAATACTCTTTATTCTCATTTCCAAAAGTAGCTTCTATTAGACGTTCCCAAATATACTCAAATCTATTTGTCCCAAAATAAAATTCTTCTGGCTCATCATCCTGATTTGTAAAATTTAAAATATCATGCATAGCTGAGAATAATTGCTTATCCCTGTCCTTAGTAGCACCTAACATCATGTTATGTATATACGATTTATAAATTTCTAAGTCTCTAGTTCTGTGTGGCTTTAGTACATCTGGCATTCTATATAACCAACCAATTTTTACGTAACTTTCATAAACGCAATACTGACTAATTTCTGTAATCAATTGCTTGTCAGTCTCACTATGTTGGCGTACCACATATTGTGGATAAACAATCCCATTTTTTGTTACAATCGGCTCGACCTTTTTTCTGGTCTTATTCCAAGAAATTGCACCAGACTGACCAAGTTTAAACTCATCTTCTATCATTTTATAGTATCCTCTATTTAAATAATCAGAAATTACTCTTATATAAGCTTGAGCTGGAAACCTAACAGTTTTTAACAACTGTTCTGGTGTAATAGAAGCAACTTGAGACTGTTCGTCATTATAATCCTGAAGTACCGATAATAATTGTATTATTTCATTTCTAACTAAAGTTTCATCTTTAGATATATCAAAACCTAAAGGAAAATAGATAGTCAAATTATGTTTTTCATCTACAATTTCTGACCTAATACCGACAAATGTATCACCTTCCTTATTGGTCGCATTTTTACAATATTCATAAAGAGGCTTATCTATTTGTAAGTCTTCAAAATTACCCATTCTATGCTCCCTATTATGGATTCTGATTTTCTATTTCATAATCGGTCGTTTCCATTACATCTGCAGATTTAGAGGACAGTAAATCTCTGATTTCATCTTTAAAAATAATAAATCGCTCATCAGCTTTCTTAGATAAAAATCCAACAATAATATCTTCCAGACTTTTATATGACGTTGTATTAAATAACTTGTCTCTTGAAAACTTAAAAGCATCATCCCACAGATATTTTATCACCTTCTCAGAAAATCTCTTTTCTATATCGTCCCTACTTAAATCACTTGGAGAAATGAAATATGCACCTAATCTCTTGTCCTCTGATGAAAGCATACTTGCATTACTACTAATGATTAATTCATTAATAACTTTATTAAATAATCCCCAAGTAACAGATGTATCTGATATTTTTACATTTTTATGTTCCGCTTTATTGATATCATTTAATATCAATTTCATAGTCCACCGACGTTGAAAAGCAGTATCTAAAGTAAAAACATTTTGATCTGATGTGTTCATGGTAGCAAGAATTGTCAAATTGGACGGAATCCTTATTGGGATGCTATCATTATCAAATATAGCTTTAGATATATCGTAATTTACAACTGAATATTTACTTTCGCCACTATCAGTTCTATCAAGTAATTGAAAAATTTCACCAAAAATAGCTGGAGCATTCCCTCGGTTAATTTCTTCAATGATAAGATAATACATATTTGCTGGATCTTCGTAAGCTTTCCTCATTACCTTTGTGAATGGCCCAGGTTTAAATTCATATGAAATTGTCTCATCTTCTTTAATTGTTGGCAAGATTTGACCAATAAAGTCAGTATTCATATAATCAGGATGGAAAACAACTCGATACATCCGCTCCTGTCCATACTTACTATCTATAGCGTGACTTTTCCCAGAGCCTGGAACTCCATAGAATAAGATATTTTCCCCACCCGTTATCCTTTCTTCTTTTTCTAATGATTCCTCTACATCTGACACTTGTGTATTGTTCTCACTATCAAGAGAAAGTTTTTTATTCTCCAATTCTAAATATTTCTCTACCCTGTTAATATAACCAACTAATTCATCTTTCTCAACCTTAGATTCTACAACACTGCGATGATATTTTAAGTATGAATTTAATCCTCCCTTCAAAATTGAAGTTAAAATTCTAAATGAGCCTTTCGGCTCTTCATCACTAGCTAAATGGATAGATGAATGTTCTAGCAAAGGTTTATAGATAGATAGATTGTTAAAAATTACATCTGTATCTCCATCCTTTATTTTATATATCGCTTTTTCAGAAATTAACGTCAATAACTTGACAAGTTTATTTTCCGTTTCTGAATCAACCAATGTTCGGAAACCAAGCCAATTTAAAAGAACTAAATAAAATTTCCTCTCATTTCCAGTAGCTATCAATTCAACATAGTCTATGTTAGATGTAAACTCAATTGACTTTGCATACCTTTTACCTCCAGTTCTTTCTGAACTGAATGCCAGTTGTTTATTATTAAATGAGAATCTAGCTAACTCATAACAGAGTTCAAATGTTACAATAAGAGCTTCAATTTGTGAGTTAAAAAGTTGATTATCATTTAGATTATTTCTGAAATCGTCTAGAGCAATTCCCTCATCTTTTAGTATTTCGCTAAGTACCGATAATAGAGAGTCAAAAACAGAGTCTTGTATAACTATCGTATCCTCATTTTCAATAGAGTATGAAACCGAATACGAATTTTCGGCGGTCAAACCTAAGAGTAAGACTAAAGCAATCGCTGACTTAACATTAGGCATTGAAGATTTAATACCAAGTTTTAAGTCAACAGGCTGATATTCAGCTAATTTAGACACTTTAACCATTGCTTACCTCCATATCTTTCAATATCATTTCTGCTATTACTTTGGCTAATTTTGGGGGAACTGCATTCCCAACTTGCTTCATTTGAGAAGTTTTTGGTCCGAAAAAAATAAAACTATCAGGAAAAGATTGTAATCTAGCTGCCTCTCTAACCGTTATCGCCCTATTCAAAAACGGATGAGTAAATTTCCCAGATGATGGTGTATCAAACCTTGTCGTTATAGTAACTGATTGCTCATTTTTTCTCATCCTCTCCCATGTACCACTATATATAGATTTTGTTAAATGCTCTTCTGGTAGAGAGTCCTTACCAGAATTTTCTGGTATCATTTTCAATCTTTCTAATGCTATTTTGGAATGATTTGTAGCTTTATGATTATACAGAATTTTTGAATCACTACGTAATTCTTGTTGGTAATTTGATTGCGCAGGGAACAAATAATTTTGTTCTTCCTCACCATCACCCGATTCTAGAAACGCAAGATCACTTATCGCATCCCAAATTGTGACCGATTTTTTTTCCTCTAATCGAAAAGTTACAGATTTTTTCCCTTTCTTACCCAAAATAATTGCACGCCTACGTCTTTGAGGAACTCCAAACTTAGAAGCATCAACAATTTCCATAGAAAGACTATAACCTAATTCTTCAAATAAAGTTATCAACTCTTGTTTAAAGAATCCTTTTTCAGCAGTAAGCAAATTGGGAACATTTTCCATTACAAAATAATTTGGTGACACAAGTTCAACGACTTTTACAAAATATTTAAACAAGAAATTTCTTTCATCATGAATTGTTTTTCTACTCCCTTTTTGAGAATATCCTTGACAAGGGGGCCCCCCCACAACTACATCAACTTTATTCTTGTACTGTAAAAACTCCTTTTCTAGCTCTAAAGAAGTAATGTCGCCAACAATCATTTTTGTAAAGGGATGATTCTTTGAATAAGAATAGGCTATACTTTTATCAAATTCGTTTGCAACAATTGTACTAAATCCTGCTTGTTCAAAACCTAAGGATAGTCCTCCAACTCCAGAAAAAAGATCAATTATTGTCTTAGTCATTATCTAGCTCCTCTATCCTTTTAGACGAAATGTCAAAATATTCTTCACTCAGTTCTATTCCAATGAAGTTTCTACCTAGACTTTTTGCTACAACCCCTGTTGTACCACTTCCCATAAATGGATCAACTATTAAATCTCCACTATTCGAAAGTAACTCAACAAAATGACTTATCAATTGAATAGGCTTCTGAGTAGGATGCTTACCAAAAATTTTTTCGTTTTTTGTAACTAATGAAGTTTCAATAAAATCATGAAAAAGTTTCCCCTCATTATTAAAAGTACCAGTCCTTGTTCTATAAGTGAAGTAAAGCCACGCTTCCGTTGAGTTTACGAAGTGTAAATTCATATTCCTAGGCATCGGATTTGTCTTATGCCATATCCCTGTAGTTTTATAGTAGAAACCATGCTTAGTAGCTAACTGAATAATGGTTTCAATTTTTATTAGTGACATGAACATTATCATACTGCCACCTTTTTTCATGATTCTCGAAGATTCATTAAAAAAAGAGTCCATTGATTCTATCCAATCATCATACTCCATATCATCCCAACCTGCTGCACCAAAAAAATTATCACGCATTTTATGTAAATTTGTGTCTCTATTCTTCATGAAAACACCAAGATTGTATGGGGGATCTGTCAAAATTAAGTCGACTGAACCTGAATTAATGTTTTTCATTGCGTTACTACAGTCATCATTAATTAACTCTATTCTAACCATCTTACTTACCACTCTCTATCAATTCAGAAACATCACAACAAAGGAAATTAGAAATTTTCAAAAGCGTATCAGTTGTTACGGTTTGGTTCTTCACTAAATTTGAATATGTACTAGAGCCTAGTTTCACTGATTCTCGCAACTCAGTTCTTGTAATATTCTTCTCTTTTAGTTTCTCCCATAATGGATTGTAGCTAATATTCATGCAAACTCCTAAATTTATATATCAAACTCCATTTTATCATAAATGTACCGAAAACAGTACAATTTAACTCACTTATTGCTTTTTTATCCAAATTTGTTATAATTTTGTTAAGTTATAATTTAACACGAGGTGATTTATGTTTTCAAAAGAACGTTTAAAGCATCGAAGAAACGAAAAAATGTTATCACAATCCGAAATTGCTTCAATGATAGGAATCAATAGAACTGCGTTTCATAATTGGGAAAATGGAAAGAGCATCCCTAACCAAAAAAACCTCACCGCTTTATCAAAAATCCTAGATGTCCCAGTCACATATTTTGAATCTGAATACAATATCGTCAATAACTATCTTCAGTTATCTCCCGATAACCAGCTAAAGGCAGAGGGCTATGTTGAGGAACTTCTACTTTCACAACAAACCCCTAACGTCACTCCCCTCTTCTCAGTACAAGTGCTAGCAGATGTTCAGCTATCTGCTGGTCTCGGAGAAGGATTCTTTGACGAGTTTGAAACTGAAACAGTCTACTCCAATGAGGAACAATACGGTTACGACATTGCTGCTTGGATTGAGGGAGACTCTATGGAGCCTGTCTATAAGAGTGGTGAAGTCGCACTTATACGCTCGAACGGTTTCGACTACGATGGGGCTGTCTATGCACTATCTTGGAATGACTCTGTCTATATCAAAAAGCTCTACCGTGATGAGGATGGATTTAGAATGGTTTCCCTGAATAAGGACTATCCTGAGAAGTTCATCCCTTATGAGGATGAACCAAGAATTGTTGGTCTAGTTGTGGGACACTTTATGCCTGTCGAGGGAGTATAG